TATAGCTGCACCACAAATATATAATAACTCAGCTATTTTTGGGTTTGGTGCTGGACAAACTAATTCCATAGAAGGTAGTGGACTTTTTGCTGATGACGGCCCGTTCAACGCAAGTTTAGAACTAAACGAAGAACAATACCTAGTTGTATTCACTTCATTTAGACCAGATGCTTTAGGTTCAATGAGTGTAGATGTACATGGGCCTAATGAATTATCGTGGGCTGTAGTACCTGAACCAGCAACTATAGGTTTATTTTTAGGTGGAATAGGAACACTATTGTTAATTAGAAAAAGGATACATGGATGAAAAAACTAATCATAGGATTAATGATGTTATGTTCAGTTGTCTATTCTGATCTGATTACTACATTTGATTTTGATATTACAACTGCATTAACTTGGACCCCGCCTGGTGAAAGTGGTACGTTCTATTATAATGTTGCATACTTTACAGTAAGTACAAATGGTTCTTATACTGCACAAAATAATCTTATTACTTCACATGATTCTTGGGATTATGGAACATCTACAAATGGTTTTACAGAAGCAGACACATATATCTATCTCTATAAGGATATGTTTCAAAAAGAAGACCCAAATAAATATTTAATTGCAGAAGATGATGATGGTTATAATGGTGGTAATGGTTATCAATTTGAGTTAACTCAAACTTTACAATCAGGTGTAACATATTGGGCAGTTATATCGACATATGATTCAGAAGAATTAATGAGTGGAGATGTAAATGTATTAGGGCCAGCTGGTTCAAGTATTAATATAACAACTATACCTGAACCATACGCAGCCGGGTTAATTGTTGTAGGTGGATTAAGTTTATTAATAGGTCGAAGATTGTTTAGGTGAACATTTATGAAAAAGTTTTTTTGTTTATTAGTATTTTTATTATCAGTTACGTCATCGTATGGATTACTGAACGATTTAATAATTCTTAAAAATCATACACGACCTGGATATGATGATAATATTTTTACTCGTACATCAGGTAACGAAACAGGTTCTTACTATGTAGAACAAATAGTAAGTATCGATGCAATCTTATCTGCTAGTCAAAAACAAATGTTATCTACAATGTATAGTCCAAAGTTTGTATGGAGAGATATAGATAACAAACAAATGTTATTTCATAATTGGACTACTAAACTACAATATAAACCTAATCCAAAATCAACAATAGATGCTTCTCATAAATGGACTGTATCAGAAAGAGAACCAACAGATATAGATATTGATTCAGATATAACTTGGGAACAAACACAAACTGATTTACAATTTTCTCATACATATTCACGAAGACATTCTACCGTTATTGGTTTAACACGAAAAACAAAAGAATGGTCAGAGAACTTATTGGCAGTCGGTGAGATGTATACTGATGGAGACTTTGAACAATATTCAGCAAACATTCATCAGATATATGAGATCTGGCAAGGAAAATTATTTTGGACTTATGGTATTGAAGCTGCACATCACGAATATGTAAATGATCGTGGTGGATTTTATGGAGGAGACATCTATAATAATCTAATGTATGTGTTAGGACAATCATCAATACTTCAACTTAGTTATTGGTACGGACACGCAACAACTGTATTACAAGGAGATGATGGTGAACACGAAACAGATGGTGGAGGCTGGGGACCGTCTTGGAAAGTATCATTAAATTCTCAACTATCAAAAAACCTAATGACTGGATTATCTGTATCGTACGAAACAGTTGATTCATCTATCGCATTTTGGAACTCAAAAGATGTTTACAAAGCAATGGTAAATGCTAAATATAATATAACACCGAAAACAGAAATAATGTCTGCTTTTGTCCTGACAGATAGTCATTATCTTGAGGACTATGACAGAAACGGTACTGGCCTTACCAGAGAAGATATACTCGGTGTTGCTATATGTAACTTTACCTATAATATAAACAGAAATCATGCTGCAGAAATTAATTTTATGGGATTCGCAATGAACCCGGATGATGAAGTTCAAGGCGTCGCAAGAAATAAATTAACAATTGGTTATAGGCTTACTCTATAATCTGTATAAATAGAAGTATGATATATACATTTGCATGTGATAATTGTAATGGAAGTTTTGAAGTTAACGTGCCTATCGCAGATAATCAAAAACCACTTTCTCAAAAATGTCCACTATGTGGCGTAAAAGGAAAAGTCTATAGAGTCTTCGATAGTAGTGGTTTTCAATATAACGATCAAATGATGAAGAGAGCCGGAGATGGATGGAATGATGTTTTAAAATCCATTCATAAAGCTTCTGGACGTAAGAGTAATATTCATCAACATATGAGACGTTAAGCAACCATCTCAACGAACTTGTTGACGAATATTCTTTGACCCTTATTCTTCTTGTTGTGCTTGATGAAGGCATTCTTAAGTGCGCTGTCACTTAACTCTCGTGTATCAACATCACCGAACGAAGTGTCAGAGTCAAGATTGTTTTCATCGTATCTTCGATTAGCAGCCTTAAGGATGAATGATCTGTCGAAGCCACACTCACCATCACGCATGAAGATGTTTTCTGCTCTGTACTGCTTCCACTCATCATTAGAAACATACCAATATTGTTGTCTTACATCTTCCTTAGAATTTGTTAAGAAGAAGTGAATAACGTTTGAACCAGTAACAGCTCGGTAGTTATCGAAAAGAATAGGTGTAACATGCTTGTGACGTGTATCATCAATTGTGATTTGCTTTCCACCAGCGATCTTACCGATGAACTTCGAACCACGCTCTGACATACCTAAACTAAAACCTTCACCATCAGTCAACCACATTGTTGTAACATTTTGTGGCTTGTGACGAGCGATGAAATCTTTTGCGATGTGAGTTGAAACAATAATTGCTTCTGACATCGGAGTACCACCAAGACCTTCTAAATTAGAAGGAGTATCGTGACAATCTAACATTCTTGAAGCTACATACATATCCTTACAAGCTTTGTTGAACTTAGCACCTTTAAGATCACTTGAAAGAAGTTGAATCATTTGTAAATCATCCATTCTAGAAAAAGTACAATTAGGAGCTTCGAAGTTAACATCTCTTCTGTTACCAGAAGTGAATCCGTAAACTTCGAAAGGTATACCAACACCTTGACAAAACATTGCTAGGTTAATAGCTTGCTTGTAAATTGTACCAATGTTGTAAGACATTGAACCAGACATATCGATGTAGAACAACATCCCGTGATTTTTAGCGTTAGCTAAAGTTGTCACGCTGTTGAAGATATCTTCGCTGTACTTGTAAGAGTGAATCTTGTTAACATCTAGTTTACCAGTTTTAGAAACTGTTGCTCTAGAGTATTGGTAAGCAGCTTTCTTCATATCAAACTCACGTTTAAGAGCCGCAACATATTTTTTAGTTGTTCTTTTAAATTCTAAATAATCATCCGCATATTCTGGTTTTCTATCAGCACCGTAACCGGTCCACTCATCACGTGATTTTTCTAACTCATCGTATGTGAAGATTGTGTGGTTAATCATTTCCTTAGTAGCATCAACAAAGTTGTGAATAGCATTACAATTCCAATGGTCGTCATCATCATTAGAAACTCTTGTATCTTTCATGCTGTCATTAAGAGCTTCGTCAGAATCTGAACCGTAACGACTAGGAGCAGGTTTTGATTCTTCAGTTTCAGCTTCTTCACCGTCGTCTGACCAGTCATCATCGTAATCTGAAAGATCTGTTGATTCGTCATCGTCTGTACTCATAACATCACCTTGTGAGTTATCAGTTTCTTCAGAATCAGAATCAGAATCATTGTTAGATGAAGTAGACTCAGTATTTTCACTAGAATCATCGTTAGAATCATCAGATGAATTAGAAGTTTCTTCGTTGTCTTCGTCTTCAGGCTTTTCGTTTTCGTCAACAAACTTGATAATCTCTTCACAAGCATCAAGAACATCTTCGTAAGTTTCAGCCGCATAAACTAAGTCAACTAATTTTTGCTCTTCATCAGAAAACTCAACATCAACTAATTTACGAAGTTTTGCTTTGATATTTAATCTATCAACAAAACCACGCTCAGATATTGGTGTTTCGTTTAATTTGAAAAAGTCTCTGTCATAAAGGTCTTTGTAACCATTAGTAAATGAACGAATCAATCCAGGATATTCTTTCTGAACTAAACGCTCTATACGTACGTCTTCTACTATATTACATAAAGAGAATGGTACATTTTTAAATCGTTTTAAGAACGCATCAACACCATTTTCTGGAGTATGAAGTGCGTGTGATATTTCGTGACCAATGAAAAGGTCAAGAACATCGTTTGATATACCGTCCCACAATGGAAGTTGTAGTACACGGTTTTTTACGTCAAATGAGGCTGTTTCATAGTCACCACGTTGGATAGTAATATCCTCACGTGCTAATAATTTAGCAACCATAGATTTGACTTCTGTACGGATTAATTTTTCCGCAGCAGTCATATTGTTTGTCTTATCAGTGTCAATCATGTATATATTATACCAAACCATGCCAGATTTGTACACAAAAAAGAATCTACCTAAGTTGTTGGTACCCAATCACTTACATAGGCGACCGCAAAAAAATCGTCAATTTACGTAAGTGATTCAGTACCAACAACTTACGTAGGTCACTTTTCGATTTACTTTTGATAGGTCATTTGGTATAATATTACCATAACAACATAACAAAGGACTAACATGACTGATACAGTTAAAATATTAAAAGAGGCAATGGGGGAAAAATCTCTAAGTCGTAAAGATATCATTGCCCTAGGTCACAAACATGACCTAACGACTGAGTCTGTGGATAAAGTTATCTACAGTAACAAATACCTACATAGAACTCCAAAAGGTGCTCGTGGGTATACGTATTCATTTAATAAACCAGTTGCTGCAGCACCTGCTCCAAAAGCTGAGTTTGCTCTTTCGACAAGCGTTACTTCTGTCAAATCAGAAGAAGTTTACGTTCCATCTGTCGTTCCAGAATACGTCAAATGGGGTCAATCTCGTAACATCGAGATGATTATCCGTTCTAACGAATTTTTCCCGGTTTACATTTCGGGACCATCTGGTAATGGTAAAACCATGATGATAGAACAAGCGTGTGCTAGAACAAAAACAAACTATGTTCGTGTTCAGATCACACCTGAAACTGACGAAGACGATTTGATCGGTGGTTTCAGATTAATTAATGGTGAGACTGTTTTCTGTAAAGGTCCAGTCATCAAAGCCATGGAAGAAGGCGCACTTCTTCTTATTGACGAGATCGACCGTGGTTCAAACAAAATCATGTGTTTGCAAGGTGTTCTCGAAGGTAATCCTGTTCTAATCAAAAAGACGGGTGAGGTTGTTCATCCGGCTAGTGGTTTCAACGTGATTGCGACAGCAAACACTAAAGGTCGTGGTTCAGAGGACGGTCGTTTCTCTGCGGCTACAATCATCGACGAAGCTTTCTTAGAAAGATTCGTTTCAGCGATCGATCAACCTTGGCCCACAAAAGCCACTGAGGTTAAGATCCTTAAAAATCACATGAGCAAGTACGATGCTCTTGATGAGGATTTCGCTGACAAGTTAACAACTTGGTCAAGTATCATCCGTAAGACTTTCGAAGCGGATGGTGTCGATGAGGTTATCTCAACACGTCGTTTGTGTCACATCGCAAAGTCGTTCGCGATCTTCAACGATCGTCTGACAGCGATCAATATGTGTATCGCTCGTTTCGACGAAGATACGACTACCGCGTTCACAGATCTTTACACTAAGATCGATGCGGGTGAGTTGACCGAGGATGAGGATGAATATTCAAATCCTTACGCTCACGAAGGTCGAATTGATCCAAACGATGATTCAAGATGGTAATCAATTTCCCTCAAAATCGTGTTAGTCCCACGTGCCACTCCTTCGGGAGTGGTTTTTTTATTAAAAGAAGTATGTACAATGATTTAGAAATTTGGTATAATATACCTATAATTACAAGGAGAAAGATATGTCGATAAGTACAGATACGATTAGTAAGTTAAAAAACTTTTCTAATATAAATGCCAACCTAGTTTATACTGGTGACGGTAAATTAAAAACAATCAGTGAAGCAAAAAATATTCTTGCCGCAGCTGATATTACAGAAGATTGGAAAGATGAGTTTGGTATCTACGATCTAAATGAATTTTTAGCAGTCTCACAGATTATTCCAGACGCAACATTTACTTATACAAAAGAAAGTTGTGTGTTTTCTGGTAATGGTCGTAAAGTAAAATATACTTTTGCAGATCCAGCAATTCTCACAGCTCCAACAAAAGATGTGACAATGCCTGCGGCTGAAGTACAGATTACAATTACTAATGATGAAATCAATGAATTGCGTAAAGCCGCATCAACACTTGGTCACAATACACTTAGAATAACTGAGTCGTCTTTGTCAGTGATTGATTCTAGTGGTGCGACAGCAAACACTTTTAGTATAGAAAATAAAATTAAAACAGATGACACATTTCAGTTTGATTTTCTAATAAATAATTTGAAACTCATGCCTGGAGATTATGACGTTAACTTATCGTCTAAGCTTATCTCTGAATGGGTTGGTCAAAATGTAACATATTGGATAGCATTGGAGAAAACATCTAAATATGGTGGATAGATTTTATATGTGTAGATGCGGTAACATTATTGAAACTGGCCGCGTAGAGTTAGGTTTAAAAACTTGTTTAAAATGTGCACAACGTATGAATGCGCCAAAAGTTATGGGTCGTATGGTTTATCCACATAAAACCGGAGGCGAGATTGAAATAATGACAGCAGAATCCTATAACGAAAATAAAAAATATTTTAAACCACAAGGTACACATTCGTGTGTAAAGAATTTTAGTAAAGCAACTAGATAAAAAAGGAAAGTCATATGGCAACAGAATTACATTTACCTGATATCGCAAATGCTCTACAATGTATTGATATAGCTGCTCAAAGAGGAGCATATCAAGGTAGGGAACTAAGTGATATTGGTCGTGTTCGCGACAAGCTAGAAGCTTGGGTACAACAAAATGCACCTAAGCCAGAAGATGTTCAGCCACCAGCGCCTCCAGTAACGGCACCTCCGCCAGTTAATGAGACTGCTGACACGGCTGAAATAGTTGACGTTAACACAGAAGGAGAATAATTAAGTGAGTAGTGGTGAATTTCTTTGGTGTGAAGAATATAGACCAAAGACTATAGATGAATGTATACTACCGGAAGATCTTAAAGTAACGTTTAATAAGATCGTTGAAACAGGTGAAATGCATAATATGTTATTATCCGGGACATCTGGTCTTGGTAAAACAACTGTAGCTAAAGCACTTTGTCACGAACTTAATCTTGATTATATTCTTATTAATAGTTCAGAAGATAGTGGTATTGATGTACTCCGTAATAGGATTCGTCAATTTGCTTCTTCTATTTCTTTAAGTGGATCTGATTCTCATAAAGTAGTGATACTTGATGAGGCAGATTACTTAAATACACAATCTACTCAACCAGCACTTCGCGCATTTATTGAAGAGTTCTCAACGAACTGTCGATTCATCTTTACTTGTAATTATCGTAACAAGATCATTGATCCTCTTCAATCGCGTTGTGCTGTAGTTGAGTTTAATACTACAAAAAAACATCTAGCTGGCTTAGCAGCACAATTTCATAAAAGACTTTCAAAAATATTAAAGGAAAAAGAGGTAAAATATGATGAACGAATTCTTGCAGAGCTCATTATGTTACATGCACCTGATTGGCGCAGAGTCCTTAACGAAGTTCAGCGTTATAGTATTAACGGCGAGTTATCGGCTGCAGCTTTGGTCGGAACATCTGTTGGACAAATCGATGCGCTCGTTGGATTCCTTAGAGAAAAAAATTTCAAATCTATGAGAGGCTGGGTTGCGCAAAATCCGGATTTAGATTCAAGTGTTATATTTAGAAAACTATACGACGGCGCAAATCAATATTTAGAACCACACAGTATTCCTCAATTAGTTTTAATATTAGCGGACTATCAATACAAAGCAGCGTTTGCAGCTGATAAAGAATTAAATATAGTTGCTTGTCTAACAGAGATAATGGGATCATTACAATGGAAAAAATGACAAAAAAAGAAAAAAAAGAATTTTTGAAAAACTATGATGATGGAAGCTTCATAAACGATAAAGGTATTAAAACTTATACAATATATAATAACGATCATGTTCTAGAACAAGTCTTAGGACTAGCAAAATCCTATGGCCAATGGTGTAGTTGGGATCATAAAGAGATATGTTCAGACTTAAAAGAAGTATGGGATGTAGAAAAACCTGGCATGATTATAAAAGAATTTAATGAGATATTTAAAGATTATGTTCAACTAACATTTTTATAAAGGAGAAAAATAATGGCGTGGTATGAAAAAGGAAGTCTATTGGACAAGTTTATCAAAACACTTGATAAGTGGGCCGGCAATACAGGAGAACCAAACTTCGAAGAACTGACAAAAACAGAATTAGAAGAGTATGGTCGTACTATTGGTATTGAATTAGACAAAAGAAAAAAGAAAGCTACCTTGATTAAAGAATTACATCAAGCTCGCGGTGAATAATACTAGTATAAAAGTTATTGTTTGGAGATTATTATCTATTACATGTTATATAATCGCAGCTAGAACTTGGTTTGGAGATTGGCATGTTACTGGTTTTGGCTTAACAATGGCAGCAATAATGACATATGTGCATTATCTTTTTGAGAAAGTGTGGGTAAGATTTGAGTCCGTTTGATTATTTAAATTCAATAAACTTGACAAAGAAAAATCTTATAGTTGATGAACAATCTGAAAAGGATTATGTTCCTTTTATTGTTAATCGAGGATTAGGTTATTTTTCTGATACGGTTTTACTTGCTAATGAGATGAATGTTAATTGTAATTTAGATAGTAAGATGCAGTATGATTTTCTAAGGAGTACCGTGAAAAAGAGAAAGAGATTTAGTAAATGGTTAAAAGCAGATGACGATGAAAAGATTGATATTATTTGTAAGTATTTTGGTTATAGTCGCAGTGTTGCTAAATCTGTCGTTGATTTATTTGATGAGCAAACTATCGATATACTAAAGAAAAGATTAGACAAAGGTGGCTCATACAGGAAGTAATTTATATAAATACTTCTATGAATGATGAAATTATAGAATGGTCACCTGATGATATGTTAGAAATATCATTAAACGAACCTGATGATTTTCTTAAGATTAAAGAGACTTTAACCAGAATTGGTGTAGCTTCTAGAAGAGAAAACAATACTCTGTTTCAGAGTTGTCATATACTTCATAAGCAAGGGCACTATTTTATTACCCACTTTAAAGAGTTATTTTTATTAGACGGTAAGCCATCTAATTTAACAGAGAATGATATAGCACGAAGAAATACTATAACTTCTTTACTCTCTGATTGGGGACTATTAGGAATAGTTAATAAAGATTCAATGCAAGCATTTGCAGAATTAAAACAAATTAAAATTATTCCTCATAGAGAAAAAGAAAACTGGATTTTGGAATCGAAATATTCTATAGGAAATTCTAAAGGTAGATCGTATTCCTAATATAAATAAAATAGAAGATGCTCGAGTGAGGTCTTCATAACATATAACTTGCTTAATAAGGAGGCAAACAATGACACAGTTCACAACTGCGGTGCTCGATTCTTTTTTCGATCACCTACAACCCGATAATAGATTTATCGGAATGGATAACATCTACGACCGTATACAACGCGGTGTACAATATCACGACACAAACTTTCCTGTGTACAACGTGATTCATGATAATAAAGAAGAAACATATACTATTGAGATAGCTCTTGCTGGTTACAGCCAAGATAATATCGATGTTACATTAGACGATCAAACATTGATTGTTAAAGGTGACAAAGGCGATGACGATCAAAATTATTTCCATAAGGGAATTGCTTATCGTAAGTTCGAAAAGCGATGGACTCTTGGTGAGTTTATGGTTGTAGACAATGCTTCTTTTGAAGACGGTTTACTTAAGATTTATTTAAGTAAAGTTATACCAGATGAAAAGAAACCACGTACCATTGAAATTAATGGTAAAAAAAGTAAAAAAAAGAGTGTACTTAAAGGTTAATATTTGGTATAATATATACTATAATTTAAAACACCGAAAGGTATAAATAGATTATTAACAATTTGGTGAGAGCGACGGTTCTCACCTGGGTTTGGCTGAGCAGCAACCTGACATAAGTTGCAAGGCACCGCGGATCTGATCAACGGTCAAGTGATTGAGAGATGACGAGCGGGTACAAGTAGGATATTATAAAACAGGATTTGTGTTTCTGAAAGTCGTTGGTAACCCTGAGTCCAACAGCCCACCTTTTAAACAGAGGCAGGACCCGCGCCTCGTAAACTAAACGAAGGGGATCGACCTGAGCAAGTTGTAAAACTGCTCCTCTTTTATTATGATAGAAAATATTTTCAGCATACCGATTTACAAAACGATCATACAAGATTATCCAAAAGAAGCAATGATAGATCGTTGTAAAAAATATATTGCTGAAGCAAAACCTTGTGCAAAAAGTCTAACTCCTCGTGATTTAAAAGATACTAGAAGTTATTTTGGCGATACTTTTAACGGTGGGCAACTTCATAATTTTCCTGAATTTGATGTGCTAAATGATGCTATTAGTAAACATGTTAAACTATATTTTGCAGATGCCACAGAAGATTTTTTAAGAGACTTAAACATTTATGCACAAAAGTCTTGGTTTGTTAGAGTAAAATCAGGTGGAAGTGTTGGAATGCATTCTCATCCTAATGGTCATGTTAGTTGTGTTTTTTATATTGATGTGCCTGATAAGTGTGGTAAGTTATGTTTTTCTGCTCCAGAAAACTGTGTAACAAATCTACCTATACCAATGGGATATGATGATTATGAAATAGTACCGCAAAACGGTATGTTAATTTTATTTCCATCATCATTAGAACATTACGTTTTAAACTCAATGCCAGACATACCAAGATACTCGGTGTCTTATGACCTAATTTGTGCGACACCACTTCCAGAAGAGAACTATTGTTTAGATCCTTCTAATTGGAAAAAACTAAAATAGTTATTTACTTTTATCCCAAGTTGTGATACTATATATAAGTTATGAGTTACAAAAGTTTTTATACATCCGTAAATAGATACGGCCAGAATATTCTTTACCGCGGATATGACACCGAAGGCAAACCGGACATACGTAAAATTAAGTACCGTCCAACAATGTATGTTCCTTCTAAAAGTAAGAATCCCACATGGCACGGACTAGATGGTACTCCTGTCGATCCTATCAAACTCGGCTCGATGCGTGAGTGCAAACAATTTATTGAAAGTTACGGTAAAATAGATAACTACAATATCTATGGTAACACTCGACACGTTCATGGTTGTATTCAAGAAATGTATCCGAATACTATTCAAGCCGATACTAGTTTAATTAATGTAGTAACGTTTGACATCGAGACTGCAGTCGGTGACGGATTCCCAAGTCCAGATCAAGCGCAACAAGAGATTCTTGCAATAACTCTCAAGTCAAGTCGTAATAATAAGTACACAGTTTTCGGTCTAAAGCATTACGATCCAAAACTTAGTGAACTAGATCTTGAGATAGAATACTTTCGTTTCGATAACGAACATACTTTACTTTCTGCATTTGTTGAATGGTGGGAACAACCTTATCATTTACCTGATGTTATCACAGGTTGGAATACAAGATTCTTTGACATTCCTTACATGGTAAACCGTCTTGCTCGTGTTCTCGGTGAAGATGAAACTCGCAGACTTTCTCCGTGGAAAATGATTGAGCAAAGACAAATAAAACGTATGGGCCGTGAATCGATTGCGTTTGATATTATTGGTGTTCAGTCTCTTGACTACATGGATCTATTTCAAAAGTTTGCATACACTTACGGTAATCAAGAATCTTATTCTTTAAATCATATCTCGCATGTTGTTCTCGGTGATGAAAAGCTTGATTATTCTGACATCGGTACTTTTATGGAAGTGTATGATAATGATTTTCAAAAGTTTATTGATTACAACATCAAGGATGTAGAACTCGTGCATCGTATCGATGAGAAACTTGGTTTGATCGATCTTGTTATGACGATGGCATATATGGCCGGTGTAAACTATTCCGATACTCTTGGTACAACTGCGATATGGGATTGTATTATCTTCCGTGAACTAATGCGTAAAAAAATTGCTGTTCCTCAACCGAAAGATCACAAGAAAGCTGCATTCGTTGGTGGTTATGTAAAAGATCCACATGTCGGAATGCATGATTGGGTTATGTCGTTTGACCTTAACTCTCTTTATCCGAATATTATTATTCAATATAATATGTCGCCAGAAACTTTGATTCGAATGCCTAACGCGATCGGCGCAAAGGCTGCAAACGGTGCGACGTTCCGTAAAGATAAGAAAGGTATTATTCCTGAGATTGTAGAAAAGATGTACGAGACTCGTGTTTCTGTTAAGAAAGAAATGTTACAAGTTAAACAAGAGATCGAGAAAAATGGCACAACAGATCAGCTTGTTCGTAAAGCAAGTATTCTAGAAAACAAACAGATGTCTACAAAGATTCTTCTTAACTCTTTGTACGGTGCGATGGGTAATCGTTACTTTAGATACTTTGATTTGCAAGTTGCTGAAGGTGTAACTACTACAGGTCAGAAAGTAATTCAAGAAGGCGAAATTGCTATTAACAAATATCTTCAAAAAGTTATGGAAGATGATAAAGACAGAGTTATTGCAATGGATACTGACTCTCTTTATATTGGCGTTGGTGATTTTATTGAAAAGTATCACCCTAACCATACGCCTGATGTCAATACTGATTATCTAAATAACTTTGCTGAACGAGCTTTAGAACCCGTGCTTGAAGCCGCATATGATAAATTTGCCAAAGATACCGATGCTTATGAAAATCGTATGGTCATGAAACGTGAAGCTATAGCTGATCGTGGTATCTGGACTGCAAAAAAACGTTATATCTTAAATGTTTATGACAACGAAGGTGTTCGATATGCGAAACCTAAGATTAAAGTTATGGGTATCGAAGCTGTCAAGTCTTCTACTCCAGAAGTTTGTCGTGATGCAATGAAACAAATGTTCAAGATTATTGTGACAGGTGATGAAAGTAAAACTCAAGATGCGATTGCACAGTTCAAACAAGTATTCAAAAGTTTGCCTCCACATAAAATTGCGTTTCCTCGTGGTGTAAGTAACATTACAAACTATGCAGATAAAGTTCACATCTTTTCTAAAGGTACTCCGATTCACTCCCGTGGTGCTTTATTATTTAATTACTATGTCAAGAAAAATAATCTAGATAAAAAATATCGTCTTATTCAGAACGGCGATAAGATTAAGTTCATTTATCTTCTTAAGAATAATGCTATGCGTCAGAATGTTATCTCATTTCCTGATGAGAATCTTCCGGAAGAACTTGGTCTACATAATTACATCGATCACGAGTTACAGTTTCAAAAAACTTTTCTTGATCCGTTAGAAATTATTCTTAAATCTATCGGATGGAAAGCAGAACCGGTTGCATCATTGGAGGACTTTTTCGCATGATAGAAAACATATTAGGATTTACATATAACTTTTGTTTTATTGTTTGTTATTGGCCACAGATCATAAAGGCGATAAAACGAAAATCAATTAAGAACGTAAGCTTGTCATTATTTACATTATCTATTATTGGTTATGCAGCAGCAATAGGTTACACCATACTAAGAGTTGGCTTTGACTTTTGGTGGTTATTTAATTATATTGCCTCTTGTGTTTCTGCAATTGCAATGGTAATAGTTTACTTTAAATATAGGAAAACAAGATGAATCATAATATAACAAAAGTGTACGAAGCAATAAGTACAATACTTGCAATTGCAGCTTCGTTATATCTATCAACAATGACGAACGACTCTAACATGTTAATTGTTTTTGGTTGTTTCTTTATTAGTTCAATTGCAGGCGTAATAGCATTTAGACGTCGTAAATTAGGATGGCCACTAACATTACAATATTATTTTTGTTTCGTAAATTTATTTGGTATAACAAGAACATTAGGATGGTTATGAGGTATAATAAAGAAAAGAAAATAATAACTTTTATGGTTATACTATCAGTACTTGCTGTATTCATAGATGTATCTTGGGGTATATACTTTGCAGTTATGACTAATGTACTTACTAATTACTTTGGACACTATACGAGGCATTACATAGATGGGTAAAGGAATGACACCAAAGAAAGGATACAACGATAAGAAGTATAAAGATAATTATGATTCTATCGATTGGTCTAGCGTAAGAAAAAACTCTAAAGGACTTATGGGCTCTAAGACAAAAGTACATGAGGATAAAAGAAGGAAACAAATTGATAAGGAACATAAAAATGAGATGTACAACAGCGACAAAATTTGATATAATAGGAGGCGTAGAATGAGTGATGATAGTGTTTGGATGTCTCATTTGCTAGGAGAATTAGAACCGGAGAAAAAAAATATGTGGTCAGAAGATATGAATATGATGCATGGACATTATGGCGTTCATGAATCAATAGAAAAAATGGATAAAGATACACTTCGTAAGTTTCTAAAGTTTAGAGCAGAATGTATTCAAGAAGAGGTAGATGAACTTGACCAAGCTGTTCGAGGTAGAGAAGTAGATGCAGAAGAAACTGTAGATGCTTTAATTGATATATGTGTATTTGCAATTGGAACTTTAGATTTATTTGGTGTAGACGCACATAAGGCTTGGAGAGAAGTCTACGAAGCAAATATGAACAAAGAGATTGGAATTAAAAAAGAAAGACCAAATCCTTTTGGTTTGCCTGATTTAGTTAAACCAAAAGGATGGGCACCACCAATTCACATAGATAATCACGGAAAGTTGAGAGATTTATAATGGGTACACCTTTTATAGGACAACACGATAAAGCACAAGTAAGTATGATACTATTCTTATCTTGGGCTAACTTTGCATTGATGATAATGCTAATTAGTTGGTTAGTGGTATGGACCAATCATCAATAAATTTATTTTATGGTATACTTTTTATAATAGTAATACCTATGATGGTAACTATTAGTTTACAAATATTTGAAGATGATGACGTTAAAAAAGAAAGACAACTTAAATGGCATGATGATTGAGTTTACAGCATTTCCATCTGTATACGATAACAAGACTCATAGAAAATTCTCATTTGAGAACTGGGATAAATTTAAAGCTGCACTTTTTAACATGTCAAAAAAGCCTGGTTACAAACCACGTAAAGGCGAAAAAAGCAATCTTAAAGCCTCACCACTTATTACACCTGCGACTTATGATGAAGGTACAACTCGTGCAAACGCTAATGTAATAAAATGGGCAGGTTGGTGTGCTCTTGATATAGATGAGTATGACGTATCCTTCAAAGAAGCTGTAAAACAATTCAGTGACTATTCTTATGTTTGTTACTCGACTGCTTCGTCGACAAAACAAAAGCCAAAGTTTAGAATTGTATTTGAGTTAAGTACAGATGTAGAGAATGAAAAGATAAAACATTTTTGGTTTGCGTTAAACAAAGAATTTAATTCTATCGGCGATCCGCAAACAAAAGATTTATCTCGTATGTATTATATACCTGCACAATATCCTAATGCTTATAACTTTTGTTTTAGTAATGAAGGATTACAACTAGATCCGCAAACGCTTATGGATAAACACGAGTATGTAGATAATAGTGGTACATTTTTATCTAAGCTTCCTATAGAAATGCAGCAAGCGATATTACAACATCGCAAAGATAGTTTAACAAATACTGATTATACATGGACATCATATCAAGATTGTAAGTTTGTAAATAAAAAATTAGTCGAAGAATATCGTAACATAACAGAAACAGGTTGGTATCATAAAATGTACCAGATAATGATATCAATTGGAGGCAATGCAATTCGTTATAAATATCCTATAACAGCTACAGAGATTGCAATCTTGTGTAGACAGATAGATTTAGAAACAGGTGGTTGGTATAAAAACAGACCAATTGAAAAAGAAGCACAAAGAGCGTTAGATTTTGTGCTCGCAAGTGATAAATATTAGTGAGATTTATTATGAAGAAAATATTGAAATCAAAGTACCACGACCAAAAATATATCACTATTAACGATGAAAAGTTTGAAGTTAAACCTTTACCACTTGAAAAATGTTGGCCATCAGTACCTCGAGCCGATATCCATCGTGATATACCTTTCTATCAACCAGTAAAAGAATCAATTCAAAAAGAAGGTATGCATTTTCCTATTATGGTATATTATGCCACACGATGGGAACTTATCGAACAAAAAAAGATATGGCATAAGCATATTGAACCTCTTCCATTTTATAAAACAGACACAGCAAATCACCATAAAAAAATATATGTTGTATGGGGTGGATCTAACCGTTGGCATGTTGCAAAAGAATTGGGTTATACTCATATCGATTGCGCACTAATGCCATCATTCGATAAAGCATACGGATTACAAAAAAACTTTAGAATGCCGTATCCTAATCTTTATGGTGGAGACCCAAGATAGTGCGTAATTTAATTTTCCAGTATTATATTCCATATGAAGCAGGTGATGCTGACATGGGAGGATTCCAATTACCTGAATGGGCGCACGGCGGTAGTTATTCTGCTAGACGATATGCAGAAATTTGTGGTGCTGAATATGAATTTTCGAATGAAAGATATTTTAAACACTTAGATCCTCGCCTTGATTCACTAAGAATTTTTTATGATGAGAAGTATGATGAGTATGATAATATTCTTTGTTTAGATTTAGATATGCTAATAAAAACAAAAGAGAATATATTCGAAAAAGATATCGGTGATGTTGCAATGGTTCACGAGCTAGGTGTTCATGTTAGTCAAGGTAACTGGCTAAGAAATGTTATGGAGGTTCCTTTAGAAAAAAGAGGAGTTATCGCTTACGGTAAACATTTATTTGGAAGTGATTGGATGTTTCCTAAATCAGAGTTATATCCTGATGAAGCTTGGAGATATTTAAACGGCGGACTACAACTTTGGTCAAAAGAAGGTAGACAAAAAGCACGTAAACATTTTACTTCAGTTGATAACTATTATTTACATACAAGATACACAGAACAAATGTACATTAATTTACAATTATCACAACCGATTTTTAATGTAAAAGAACTTCCTACAGAATGGAATAGAATAGCTATATATCAAAAGCCTCTGTTTGATGGAAAGATAAATCATTTTTTAGCAAGGCATAAATTTAGTATACCGCAACTTATAAAAGACGGATGGAGCGTATGAAGTATTTAGAAATAGCTGCAGCCAAAAAACGTGGATCTGAATGGGTTGCTGTTCGTGACGAATGTGATGATTACGATGGCGTACAAAAATATGATATGACAAACTTGCCTATGTCAGGTGTTCCAGATAATTGCTTCGATGGAATATATTCTGAACATTTTATCGAGCATCTATTTAAATATCAAGGGGTTAATTTTTTTAAGGAAGCTTTCCGCATACTTAAACCTGGAGGAATCATTAGAACAGTTTGGCCTCCATATGAATTTGTAGAAAAATTAGTTAGTGATGAATCTTTAACTCAAGCTGAAAATAATTTTGTAGAACACTATTTTCAATTCTATGTTCAAAGGCATAACTTTGCTCCGTCTGGAAATGAACATCGTAGTAAAAGAGAACAATGTGCATTAGGATTATCATATCAAAATGGTGAACATCTATATGTATGGCCTAAAAAAGAACTTATAGAAGTATGTACTGATATTGGATTTACTCGTGTAGAAGAAAAACTTTATAACGTAAGTAGTTTACAAGCATTCAATTATATTGAAACACCTTGTCAAATTAGAGCAGCACATTCTGCTGTTGTGGAGGCAACGAAACCAGCATGACAATAATTGCAGAATATAAAGGTAATCTATCTGAGTTTACATATTTTTGGAAACCATTAATAATTAAACACGGCGAAGTTGAATTTATTTTTACTAATGGTAATGATTTAACAGGTGTAAAAACAGCTAATAGTATTGAAGAAGCAGTCAGTATGAGTTCAAGTGAAAATATATTTTTAACAGATACTAATGGTATACCTACCTATGAAACAATGATATATTTAACGTCAATGGCTGGTAATGTTTGTTGTAATCCGGTTTGGCACGACTATAATAACGCACCCGCTGGTCAAAAAACAAACTCATTTACTATTTTAAAACAACAATTTACAGGAACAGATTTTAATGAATATGTCAGTAAATGGAATCCAAAAGTGATTGAAGACTTAACATTATATAAGGTATGAATACATGATTAAATTAGTATTATTTGATTTAGACGGTGTTTTAATTAATTCAAAAAAAATTCACTATGATGCAATGAATGTTGCATTACCTTCTCAATATAAAATTACTTATGAAGAGCATCTTAATTTATATGATGGTTTAAAAACAACTGAAAAGTTAGAGATGTTAACTAAAGAAAAAGAATTACCTTTATCTGAGCACAAAAACATATACGATGCAAAACAACAAGAAACTATGAATCTTTTATCGAATTTAAAACCAAATAAAGACATAGTTGAATTATTTTATAGTTTAAATAGATTAGGTTATAAAATTGGTGTATGTTCAAATTCAATTAGAAGAACAGTTTTAACTACTCTTGCTCAAACTAATTTGATAAAGTATTGTTCTGTAATTATGTCTAATGAAGATGTTAAGAATGGTAAGCCTCACCCCGAAATGTATTGGAAAGCAATGTCTATGTTAGGTCATTTACCAGAAGAAACAATTATTATAGAAGATTCACCACCTGGTTTATTAGCTGCAGAAAGATCAAGAGCAAATTATATTAGGGTTAAAGACCCAACAGAAGTGACATGCAAAAATATTTTAAATAAAATTAAAGGAGAAAATAAAGTGAGTAAGTGGAAAGATGATAAACTAAATGTATTAATACCAATGGCAGGTGCTGGTTCAAGATTTGAACAAGCCGGATATACATTTCCTAAACCATTAATACCTGTTAATGGAAAACCAATGATACAAGTTGTTGTAGATAATTTAGGAGTAGATGCTAATTTCCATTTTGTAGTTCAAAAATCTCATAAAGAAAAATATAATTTACATTCAATGTTAGATTTAATTGCACCTGGGTGTAAAGTTATTGAAGTAGACGGTATTACAGAAGGTGCAGCATGTACGGCACTATTAGCTAAAGAGTTTATTAATAATGATCAACCATTGTTATTTGCAAATAGTGATCAATTCTGTGAATGGAAACCAATTGATTTTATGTATAATATGCAAGAAAAAAATTGTGACGGGGGTATTGTAACATTTGAGAATACACACCCTAAATGGTCTTATGCAAGAATTGATAATAACGGTTTAATAACAGAAGTACAAGAAAAGAATCCTATATCTAAAGATGCTACGGTAGGATATTACTATTGGAAACATGGATCAGATTTTGTTAAGTATGCTGAACAAATGATTGAAAGAAATATACGCGTTAATAATGAATTTTATGTTTGCCCTGTATTTAACCAGGCTATCGAAGCTGGTAAATCTATTAGAGCATTTCGTTCTGAAGGCATGTGGGGATTAGGTACACCTGAAGATTTAGAATATTTTGTTGCTAATTATAAGGAAAAAGTTTAAATGAAAGTAGCTGTGTGTGTATCAGGTGTTCCTGAAAGTAGATATAATCTAATTAAAAGGAATAATACTGTTCAAAAACTTAAATTTCCAAATGCAGACTTTTACTATGCAACATGGAAAGGTAGAGAAAAATTATTTTATGAAAATTTTCCAGATTATGAGTTACATACTTTTGATGAACCTGTAATGCATTATCACCCGTATATGGATATAAAAGATTTTACATCTCCATATTTTGAGGAAACTAAGTCTTGGGTAGTGCGGACAAATAGAATAGAATGGACTAGCCATCATACTAAACAAATTTTAATTCATGCAATGTTACTAGATAAAATAAAAGATAACTATGATGTTATAATCCGAGGAAGATTTGATAATTTTATTTGGAATGATAAAGCTGCAGACTTTACTCCATTTATAGAAGATACTTACAATAACAATAGAGCAAACTGTTTTGCAGTAACTAATGGTCCAAAATTTAAAGAACAGTATGAATCAGATTATGAAAAAAATCCTAAAATGCGAGAATGGCCTTTAGATCAACTTATTATTCATCCAAGAAATATGATTAATTTATCTGATATACTACAACTTCATAAGGAAAAAAAATTAAGAGCAGCAGAGTATGGTTGGCATCAAGTTCTAAGTGAACCATACGGTAATAATCATAGAAACTGGCACGGATGGGTTAATCACGATAAAAATGTTCCTTATCAATTTATAAAGGAGGCAGAATGAAAAATATAATATTACAACATTATACAGGTGAATTAGGTGAATTAGAAAAATTATCTCAGGCAAATATGATTAAGTATGCAGAATTTTGTGGTGCTGAATACAGATTATTGAGCGGTGATTTATTTAATGAAGAATATCCATGGGAACCTACGTTATATGCACCAAACCAAAAGATGCATATGATGAGTAAAGAGTTTGATGATTATGATATTGTACTAATGGTCGACATAGATATGTTTACACGAAAAGGCATGACAGAAAATATATTTACAGATGTAAAAGGTATAGGAATGTATACAGACTTTCAACAACATTTATTTGGTGGTTTAAAAAGACACTTTCCTGATATAGTCGATTTAAATTATCCTTACTGGGGAGGCGCAATATACAGATTAGAAAAAGCACAACGCGTACAATTAAGAGAACACATTAAAGATAATATGAAAGACATTGCAAGATTTGATAGAGGATTTAATGATGAAGGAGCAATGCACCTATTAGCTAAACTTTCAGATTTTAAAGACAGAGCAATTTTACCAGGTGGATTTAAATGGTGTCATTGCAGTTATCGAGAAGGAATAGAAAACTCAGCAATGATACACATTAGACCTAAGGTAACACCCGTAGGACCAAAGAGACCTAAAATAGAAAATTATAGAGAATTAGTTAGAAAAGGATTAATAGAAGAATGAAAAATTTAATTTATCAATATTGGGATGGAGATACTTCTAGGCCAGGAGTAATTGCTGGCGTTAAAGCAATGAAAAAGTATGCAGAGAAAATCGGCGCGGAATATTTATTTGAAGATAATCCAAGGTATTATACTCATCTAGGTCCTTACAGTCCACACTATGGTCAGTTTAAATTAATACATGAAGAAAAATTTAGTGATTATGACCATATCATGTTTGCTGATACAGATGTATTTCCTGTTGAAAAGTTAGAGAAAAGTATATTTGATGATTTAACTGCAGACATAGGAATATGCGCAGAAGGATGGATGACTAAAAACAAAGGTAAAACTCCTGCTGAATCATATAATCCGATATGTAGAGACGCAGATGAAGTCTGGGCAGCTAAACTAGAACAACGGTTTGGTGTTAAATTCCCTAGATGCGAAGAAACGAATCATTTAATGATGTACAATTCAGGTATGGTAGTGTATAATAATAAAGGTTTAAAGGAAGCAAAACAAAAATTTATGCAATACGAGGATTATATAAGAACAATTAGTCCATGTGCTTCATTTTACACATGCGATCAACCATATTTACATGCACAATTAATTATTAAAGATATTAATTGGCAACAGATGGATCCAGCTTGGAATTGTTTTGTACATTATATAGGACACCCAGCTATAAAACCAAGACCAATTAATGACACAAGAGTAAACGGAGAAGGTAATTTTATTCACATTCAGCTTAGAGGTGCAGATGATTTCGATGAAGAAAAATTATGGAGAATAACTAATTTACCTCAATCAGAATGGAGAATATAATGCAAATTTTTAAATATAAAGATTATGAGCACTACGTTAAAGAACAAACTTTTTATAATAAAGAAAAAATAGCGTGGAGCTTCTTTAATAAACAAGGTCCGAGAAAAGGTATATTAATTCTAATGATTGAAAAATATTTTGGAGAATCAGCTAATAATAAAGATGTCATATGTCACGGTACTCGCGGGGGTCACGAACAACAATTTTTTAAAGGCTTATTCCCAAAAGGGCATATACAAGGTACAGAAATTAGTGATACCGCATCACAATTTCCAATGACGGTTGAATGGGACTTTACTAAACAACATCCAAGATGGGTTAATAGATTTGATATAGTTTATTCTAATTCTTTTGACCACTCGATAAATCCACAAGAAACTTTACGTGTTTGGCACGAGCAACTTAGAGAGGGCGGTTTTATGTTTATAGAATGGGCTGAGGGAGACTCTGTGTGTACATTAAATGATCCTCTTGATGCATCTGCGAAAGAGATTACTAAACTAATTAAAAAAACAGGATTTGTAATAGAAGAACAACACGTCATAGGTGTTTCTCAAGGTAATATGTATATATGTAGAAAGGTTTAATTATGTTAACAGCAACAATAGAAAATGCAAGTACACTAGAAGAGTTTTATGAACAAATAAGAAGTCAACAGGAGGATCCTAAAAATCATGGGCCACATTATTGTTCACACCATGATTTAATAAAAGAGTTTGCGCCAGGATGCACATCTTATAAAGAGCTTGGAACACATCAAGGAGCATCTGCTGCAGCCGCTCTTTTAGCTGGATTTAAAGAAGTTCATTTTGTAGACCATACTTTAGAAAAGTATAATTGGCAAAAACATTTATTTGAAAAGTATTGTGAAGAAAATGAAGTTGATTTAAATGTATATGAATGTTCTTCAATTCACCATAGCACAGCCGTAACTACAGATGTACTTATGATCGATTCATTACATGATTGGTCTTGGACAATTTTAGAGTTAGATCATCATGCTCCACTTACAAAAAAACATATTATATTTCATGATACTACAACCGTAAATGGAAAGCCTTCTAATATATGGCCAGGTATTAATATGTGGTGTAAAGTAAATGCAGATAAGTGGTATGTTAATCGTAGAAATTTAGAAAATGTTGGATCAACAATAGTAAGTAGAGTGGGTGTATGAAAGCATTTATAATATATCAAAGAGATAATCCAGATTCTGTTAAAGTAACTAAAGTATTAAAAGAATCGATAGAGCAAACCCAATCCGATATTAATGTTGAAATGTTTAATGCAATTACACCTAGTTCTCCGCCTAAAGAAATTCCAGATGAATTATTTGACATAACATATACATATCCTAGAGAAGGACAAACCAGATATGATACTAAAACAGGTCTTACTTTGACTGGTTACGTTGCATCATCTGCAGATGTTAAACTTGCTTGTACTTTAAGTCATGCTAAACTATGGAAAAAATGCGTTGAACTAGACGAAGAGATAATGATACTAGAACACGATGCATTTTTCTTAAGAAAGTTTGAACCATTTGAATGGGAAGGTGGTATATTAGGATTAAACGATCCAAGAGGCGCAACAAGAAAATCTATGGTTTTTCATGGCGAAGCTTCTAAGGTAAATGGTATTTCTAATTGTCCATACGTAGATACACAACCTGTACCACAAGGTCTTGCTGGTAATTCAGCATATATTATAAAACCATTTGCTGCAAAACATTTATTAGAAAAACTAAAAGAGTTTGGTGCTTGGCCAAATGATGCACTTATGTGTAATCAAGTTTGTCCATGGTTAAAAGTAATTCATCCGTATTACACAAGAGTTCAAGGAGGAATAAGTACTACAACATGAGAATATTAATTACAGGTCATAAAGGTTTTATCGGAAGTCGTCTCTGGGAAAGATTAGATCATGAATCTATTACACTTTATGGCATAGATATAAAAGATGGTGACGATATTTTAGATACACCATTGCCTGAAGTTGATTTAGTTATTCACTTAGCAGCAAGAGCAGGCGTTAGAGAGTCTGTAAAAGATCCTAAAACATATTGGGAAACAAATGTCGAAGGTTCTAAAAGAATTATAAAACATTATAAAGATACAAGAATATTAGCTGCAAGTTCTAGTTCGGCATATGCACCTCATCTAAATCCGTATTCTGCTACTAAATATATTATGGAGCAGATACCTCATAATAATATTTGTTATATGAGGTTTCACACCGTATATAATGATTCAGCTAGAACAGGAATGTTCTTTGATAAATTATTTAAGGGTACTGTAAAATATATTACAAAACATGAAAGAGATTTTATTCATTTAGAAGATATGTGTGATGCATTAGAATTACTAATAACGAATCCAAATGTAAAAGGGACGTTTGATATAGGAACGGGTAAAACAATTAAGATGAATGATATATGTCCTGATCTTCCTATTAAAACAGATACACCAAGAGAAAGAGAAAGAACATGCGCAGATACAAGTTTTATGACAATAAACTGTGGCTGGCAAGCAAAACGTTTAGTAACGGAGTTTTTAAAGGAGAATAGTGAAATCATACGTTATTACAATAATGGATAATCCTCGTTCTGTTGAAGTGGCAAAACGATGTATTGAATCAGGTAAAAAGTTTGGTATTGAAGTAGAACATCATCCAGGATTTACACCTAAAGATAATCCTGAACAAATGATGATTGATAAAGGTATAAACTACGATAGATTTAAAAATAATCAATATTCTAGATTCGAACCGTGCATGGCTGCATTTTTATCTCATCGTGAATGTTGGAAAAAAGCTATAGAGTTAGACGAACCCGTTTTAGTATTAGAACACGATGCAGTTTTTACTGCTCCGTTACCTAAAGTTGATATTGCATTTAAAGTTATATCTTTTGGTAAACCATCTTACGGATCATACAGAGCTTCAACTAAAGAAGGATTTTTTGCAGTATTTTCTAAGCCTGGAGGCTATTTACCTGGCGCTCATGCTTATTTAGTAAGTCCAAGAGGAGCAAAAATTTTAGTTGAAAAATCTTACATGCTTGCAGAACCAACTGACATATATTTAAAGAAAGATAATTTTCCATGGCTAACAGAATATTATCCTTGGCCCGTAATGGCAGACGATTCTTTCTCTTGTATTCAATTAGATGAAGGTTGTAAGGCAAAACATAATTATAATAAAGGCATTGAAATAATATGAACAAAACATTTATAACCGGTGTAGATAAAAATTTACAAGACTTATTACCTTGGTGGATTAATAATATTCGTAAACACGATACTGAAACACACATTACAGTAGCTGACTTTGGTATGGACGAAAACTGGGCGGCATGGGCTAAAAAGAGTGTGAACTGTTTTTTAAGTTATCCTCCTCATAAACGTTGCGCATGGTTTTATAAGCCACATACTTTAATCAAAGCTCCATACGAATATAAATGTTGGATTGATATTGATTGCGAAGTATTGACTAATATAACAGAGATATTTGACTTTGTAGACGGAACTAATTTAGCATTAACTGATGATCCATGTAGAACAAGAGAACCTGGAGATCCTAATCCAAAATGGTTTGCTACTGGTGTAAATGTTGTAAAAGGTAATCCTAAAATTTTAAAAATTTGGGATAGATGGACAAGACCGGGAGATGGTGTAAAAACATGTCACTTTCGTGGTGACCAAGAGTGTTTGCACAAACTTCTTTCCACAGGCACTTTACACGAAAGTGTAGTTGAGATGCCGATGGAGTATCAATGGTTAAGAATACAACTTGCAAGAGGAGAAGATAATCCTAATAAAAAAATTATCCACTGGACAGGTCCAGCAGGAAAAGATCACATTAGATCAAAAATGTGATGTACAAATGCGTTAATTTGTGATAATATATACCTATGAAAATTAAGAACGCTATGATCGATGTAGAGACCTTAGCAGTAGACTGGAACGCAGTCGTACTCACTATAGGTGCCGTAAAGTTTAACCCATTCACAAATGATATTGACAGCAAGTTTCATGTTAAATTAGATGTCGATTCACAAATAGAAAAAGGTAGAGTCACGGACGAACGAACACTTGCCTGGTGGGGTCAACAAGAAGAAAGTGTAAAAGCAAAAGCATTTAGTCCTGAAGGTAGGATAGATGTTGGTGAAGCTTTAGATAAATTATCAGAATGGGCAAATGATACTCATCGTGTTTGGTGTCAAGGCCCATCATTTGATTTTCCTATCGTAGATAGTTTATACAGACAGTATGATAGACAAATCCCTTGGAAGTTCTGGAATCAACGAGATGCAAGAACAGTCACAGGACTTTTAGCAGAAGACATAAAAGGAAAAATAAATTTTGATGCGCATGACGCGGCGGAAGATTGTGTAGCGCAAGCTAAATGTGTGCAATACGTATATAATAAATTAGGAGTGTGTCATACAGTATGAATGAGTGGAACTTTAATATTAGTGAATTAGATCAAGAAGCATTAGACAAAAAAGCAAAAGAAGAAGCAGATGGAGTATGGATGGACGGTAAAGGTCCACAAGTACACGGAAGAACATATGAAAAACTATTAGAAGACTGTAAAAGAGGTGACGCAGCAGAACACTATCTAATAGAAAAACAAGGATTTACAAACGATGATCGGCCTTTTAAAGATGTGTTTGATCCTAGCGGCGCTTCAGTAGAAGTTAAAGTAACTACAAGTACGTGGACCGCAGATAAATACACGATACCCGCTTGTAATGAAGCACGTAAATTAGCGTACAGAAATTTTTCAGATATTGTATATTTGTTTATTAATCCTAAAGGAACAGAAGATTATTCTTTATACAAGATCCTAACTTGGGATGGACGCAAATTTATTTAATTTTTTTATTTACTTTTAACTTAAAATAAGGTAGTATATATAACATGGTTGACGAAAAAAATACACAAAAAGAATCAATAAAAGTTCTGCAAGAATGTGCAGAGTTACAAATCAAAAAGTCTCAAGACTATAATAATCCAGACAGCCGAGTAAGACAAGAAATGTATTATACTCGTGGCGTTGCGACTCTACTAGATATTATGTGGGGTAAAATGCTTCGCATGTATTCTGTAGTAGAAGCTATGGAAAACGACATAGACTATAATCCTAACTTTGAGTCGCTAGAAGATTCAGCAAAAGATATGATTAACTATTCATCTTTTGTTGTCGCATATCTTCGTAATGGTATCGATGGCCAAGATGGTACAAAAGACTTCTTAGGTAGGAGAAAAAAGAATGAGACAACCGACGGTTGAGGTAAAACTAAAACGCGGAGAAAAAGTAGAGAGAGCTCTAAAAAGACTCAAGCGTAAACTCGATAAAGAAAACATTTTACAAGATTATCGAGATCGTCGTTATTATAAAAAACCCAGTGAAATTCGTAAAGACGAACGTAACGCAAGACGAAGGAGAAAATGAAAGCAGCAACATGTGAGGTAAGATCTAATCGTATTCGTAAAATACAGAATGGTGGGTATACAGATATTTTTCAAAGAGAAGCAGAACAAGAACGTAAGCGTAAACAAAATCAAATATTTCAAAGCTTTAGATCTGGAGGTAGACGTTGGTAAAAGTAGAAGATATTAGATGGCAACTTGCAAACAAACATAACGATCTCGATTATGTTACTGATAAATCAGGTTGTAAAATGCTTGAAGTTATTAACGCAGCATTTATTGCTGATAAAGATTATATATTTCGTGAACCTAATCAAGACTATATCGAACGTGAATTAGAATGGTATAAATCAAAGTCTTTAAATGTAGATGATATTCCAGGCGAAACGCCAAAAATATGGAAAGATGTTTCTGATGAAAATGGAGTAATTAATTCTAACTATGGATATCTTATTTGGTCTGCAGATAATATTTGTCAATATGAAAATGTTCGTATTGAACTAGGAGAAAATCCAGAATCAAGACGTGCTACAATGATTTATACAAGACCAACTATATGGTTAGATGCATTTAAAAATGGTATGTCAGATTTTATTTGTACTAATAATGTTCAGTATTTTATTCGTGACAATAAACTTGTAACATCTGTGTATATGCGATCTAATGATGCAGTATTTGGTTACAACAATGATTTAGCGTGGCAAAAACATGTGCGAGATAAACTTATTGATGATTTAGAAATAGACACATACAACAGATACGAACCTGGTCCTATATTCTGGAACGTCGGTTCATTCCATGTTTATGAACGTCATTTTCAACATGTTGAAAAATGGATGAAAGCAAACTTTTTAGAAGCAAGTAGACCGGAGTGGTTTGAACTATGATAAACAAATGGGATAAAAGATTTATTCAAATGGCCAAAGAAGTTGCTTCTTGGTCAAAAGATCCTTCACAGCAAGTAGGTTGTATTGCCGTAAAGCACAGGAGAATTATAGCTACAGGTTATAATGGGTTTCCTATCGGCATTGAAGATAAAAACCTAGAAGATAGGGAACACAAATATACATATATGGTTCACGCAGAAAAAAATATGGTGTATAATGCTTGTCGACATGGTGTATCTTTAGTTGATAGTGAAGTATATGTTTATGGATTACCTGTTTGTGGAGAATGCTGGAAAGGTCTTGTTCAAGTAGGTGTTAAAAAAGTTATAATGCCAGATGTAAATCATATAATAAATGAAAGATGGCATGAATCTTGTACTTGTGGATATTTAGGCATGAAACAAGTTGGTATTGAAGTTGTTACATATAAAGGTAGAGATTTAGATGATAGTAATTGTGGGTCAGAACCCGTCGACTGCCAAACAGAAAAAGAATAGTACGTTTGATCGATTAGGTAAGTGGACAAAAGCCGTTGGTTTAGAATCATATGACTTTATGAATTGTAGTGACGATCCCGGCGATAAATACGAGATAGATTATGATAGACTATCTACAACTAAAAAGTATAAAAAAGTTATCGCATTAGGTGGAGTTGCTTCGAAAGCACTTTCAAAAGTTGGTGTAGAACATTTTAAAATGCCACATCCGTCACCGCGTAATAGACAACTAAACGATAAACAATTTGAGATTGATATGTTATTTAAAATGAAAGAATATTTATTATGATAGTTAACCCAGTTACAAATATACCAGTAAATCCTAAATCACACATTCATGGTTATGCACAAAAATGGTCAGGACTTTTAGATGAAAAGATAAGTCACAAATGTAATAACTTAGATGAAGAATTATTTGTTGAACATGGTGTAAACTTTAGTGGCGCACTAAATCTTTTTGGTGGTGCTAACGAAGATTTATACAATAGATTTGAAAATGCAATGAAGGTAAAAATAATTACCTCACTTGATATTGATATGCCGGACTATGGAGCTATGATTAAAAAACGTATCGGCGCTAAAACTACTTTTGAAGGTATCACTGAAGAATGGTGTGATAAAGTATCTGAGTGGTGCGAGAGTGCAGAAAGATATGGAATGGAAGATTATGCAATAGATAATCCTGAAGTAGGAATCACAGTTGGTGATTCTCATGCTCCTTCTTTTGCTGCAAAAGGTGATGCCATATTTGTGAACAATGCTAAGACACTTCATGGTGCCGTAGTTAAATCTACTTTAGACACATTGATGAGAGGTGTAGATGCAAAGAACAGAAAGGTCACTTTTTGTTTCGGTTCTATTGATATACGACATCATTATCTAAGAGATAATAATATACAATACATGGAAGATACAATTAAAAAATATATTAATCAAGCTTTTCAGATAACAGATGATCCGTATTTTGCAGCACCAGTTCCTGTTGAATACGAAGGTCGTAAGATACCTAAAACAGGATGGAGAAAGGGAACACCTTTCTATGGTAGCTTAGCAGAAAGAAGTGGTATAACAGAAGAGTTTATTAGAGTAGTAGACGATCACTCAGGCGGAAGACTAATACATCCTCCATGGGAATGGTATGAGATGTGTCCTGAAAAATATGCAAAAACTCATATGGAACTAAACTCCAGTTTTCACATTGCTCCACTTTATTATAGAAGTGAGAACTGGGGTCAGAACGATTTTATTGGATAATGGCTCATGATAATCACATAGTCGATGGAGTTAACTTAGATGTTGGTCCACTATATTCTCTTGAAGATGCAAAGAAAGAATACTTAGAACTTGCATCTGATTGGGAAGATCCTTACGGTCCGCCTGTCGTAAAAGAACATAATGGTGTAAGAGTTGTAAGAGATGATTTACTTACAGGTTCTAAAGTTCGTGGCGGTGATTGTTTAATATCTTCATTACCAGAACATATTGATACGATTGTTTATGTTCAACCAAGAACCGGATTAGCAGGTGTTTCTATATTAGATGTTGCAAAGCATCACGGCAAAAAAGTAAAACTATTCATGCCATCAAGTAAACAAATATCTTATCATCAAGCTTGTTGTATTGAACGTGGTTGTGATTATGAGTTTCATCGTATTGCTGCAATGCCTAATTTAAATAGACTTGCAAAGTTATGGGCGATGGAACATGAAAACTCTTTCTTTGTTCCGTTAGGATTAAAACATCCAAGAGTTACAGCTGGTATTGTAAAGACAGCTTCATCTATTCCAGAACCTGATGAAGTTTATTGTGCAACATCAACAGGTGTACTTACGCGCGCTTTACAAATAGCTTGGCCAAATGCTAAGTTTACTTCTGTTTGTGTATCTAGAAACATGAAAGCTGGTGAGTTAGGTAGAGCAGAACCAATATCAGAAGCATTAGCATTTACTTCAGCTGAGAAAGAAAGTAACTTACCACCTTTTCCAACAATAGATACTTATGATGGTAAAGCATGGAAGTATGTACCAAAGGAATCAGATAAAGATATTTTATTCTGGAACGTAGGCGCAGAACCTGTTTTAAAAGACGATACACTTTATACAAAGATAAACAGTTACAGAGATTGGGCAAAGAATGCAGACGACTAAGTACTACGAAGAGTTTAAAAGATACTATGCATTAGCAGAAGATCAGCAAGGTAAAACAAATCTAGGTTGGCAAGATTATGATGGATCGACCGAAGATGATTTGATGAATAACGTACAACTATATGATGTAGTTGAAAGAAAGCTTGCTGGTTTCTCACAGATTATGAATGATGCATTCTATGGAAAATCAAAAGAACATCCTTACTACGATAAGATTCAGGCTGGTCATAGTACTAAACAACGTACATACATGCTTGATAAGTGGGAAGGTAGACAAAGTGTTTATGGATTAAGAGAATGGTTATATGTTTTTCTAATTCATCGTGTTACTGGTTCTGCAATCAATTACGGCACAATACCTTCTGGTTATCACAACACAATTTTATTTGATCTATATCAATGTGATACCGTAAAAGAAATGACGCAGCTTGTACCACATTATCGTAAAACATTTTATACTTCTATTGGTTATCAGTTTCCAAGATTTCCTAAACCACCTACAGGATTTCATAGAAACAATTACAATGCTGATCTTGTAGAATATAAAAGAGGAGGAGATTATTATCTGGCGGAGTTTGCACCAAGACTTGTAGATGATATGGCCACATGGTTAGAGTCAGGAAAGAAACGTGACTTTAGAGAAATGGGTAACTGGATGTTTGACTGGAACACGAAGAATGGTTTAGTTAAATATAAGTTTCAATACGCGGCATATCTTGCAGACATTGCAGATTGGTTACCACAATTTGTAAATAGAGAATCACTTTTTTACTATGGAACAAACGCAGTTGAATGTATATCATATATGACCGAAGGTAAAAAGAAAGACGAGAAGACATTAGATAATGTTATGAAAATGATATACGAAGATCTTGGTTCTTTACCTTATAATGCAGAGGACGTTTGTTGCGACTTTATCAGATGGGTAGAAAATTATATTAGACCCGGCGCGCACTATAATAATCTTGATCGTGATAAAATATGGTCATCATCAAAGATACTCGATCATCCGTGCGGTAGACAAAAAGCAATGTTAGACTTAGGATTAGTAGAGTCGTTTAATACACTTAACTATCATCCGTCTGACTTAAAAGTTATTGAGTCTAATAATCTAACCGTTGATAAATATAAAAATATGGTAAATAATGTTTTACTTGTTGAACAAAATATGGTATAATATACAAGTAATTAAAAAGGATAGTTATGTCTCTATTAGATAAATTAAAGAAAAACTCAAAGATAGAAGGTGCTGATGTATTAAGCGACAGCAATCTCTATTCAACAAAAGATGTTTGTCAGACATCTGTTCCAATGATAAACGTAGCTTTATCTGGTTCTATTGACGGCGGTCTTACTTCTGGTTTGACTGTATTAGCAGGTCCATCTAAACACTTCAAGACTTCTTTTGGTTTGTTAATGGCTGCTGCGTATCTTAAAAAACATGAAGATGCAGTATTATTATTTTACGATTCAGAGTTTGGTTCTCCTCAAGCTTACTTCGAAGCTTTTGGTATCGACACTGATCGTGTACTTCATACACCAGTTCCTAACGTAGAACAACTAAAGTTTGACTTAGTTGGTCAACTAGAACAAATTGAACGCGGTGATAAAGTAGTAATCATGATTGATTCAGTTGGTAACTTAGCTTCTAAAAAAGAATTGGAAGATGCATTAAATGAAAAGTCTGTGGCTGATATGTCACGAGCTAAAGCACTAAAAGGTTTATTTAGAATGGTAACTCCATATCTTACAATGAAAAATGTTCCACTACTTGCGGTCAACCATACTTATCAAGAGATTGGTTTGTTTCCAAAAGCTGTGGTATCTGGTGGTACAGGTATTATGTACTCAGCAGATAACGTATGGATTATCGGTCGTCAACAAGAAAAAGACGGCACACAAGTTAAAGGATATAACTTTGTAATCAATGTTGAGAAATCAAGGTTTGTAAAAGAAAAGTCTAAGATTCCTATCTCAGTTACATGGGAAGGTGGTATTGAAAAATGGTCTGGTCTTACAGATGTGGGTCTTGAACTTGGCTATGTAAGAAAACCAAAAGTTGGTTGGTATCAAGCAGTCAATCCTGCTACAGGTGAAGAACTAACTGGTAATAAGAGAATGAAAGATACATTAACATCTGAGTTTTGGACTGATGTATTTGCAAAGACTGATTTTGCAAAAGCAATAAAAGACCACTACTCTGTTGGACATGTTGCAATGATTACAGGTGATAATAATGAAACTGAAGATAACTAAAGAAGTATTTGAATTTGTAGAAATACCTGCATCAGCCGCTGAAGTTTATTCTATTAGAATTAAAAAAGGTAGATACAAAAATGTAATCTACAAATATGGTCCTGTAAAGTTTACAGAAGACAAAGAAAATGGACAATTAGGTTTTAACTTTGACTTTGGTGTAGATGTCGGTTCAAATAGATATTCTAAAAAAGATCTAGTAAACAGCGAGAAATTTAAAAAGTTTATTGCTGATATATTAATATTTATTATGGAAGAAGATTTAGCATCTCAGTTAGAAGATAAATGGAAAGATCACTATGGTAAAGATTATCCATTTCCAGTAGTAACTCCAGGTAAAGATGCAGTAGATACATCAGATGATGATAACTTTGAAAGATGGTCAATAAGAGAAGATGACGAACATACAACGACTGATACTAAAGAAGATATGTAATGATGAACAATTTGCTCGTAAAGCATTACCTTTTATCAAACCTGATTATTTTGAAGGCACCGATAGAATAGCTTACGATCTTGTTCTTGATTTTATTACAAAGTTTAATTCGCTTCCTTCTAAAAGTTCGCTTCAAGTAGAGTTTGTAAACTCTGCGAAAAATGTAGCAGCTAATCAAGAAGTAGTAAGTGTAATCAATGACATCATTGTCGACGAAAAAGTTGACGATCGATGGCTATTAGAAAATACTGAAAAGTGGTGTAAAGACAGAGCCATCTTTCTCGGTATCATGAAATCTATTAGTATTATTGATGGTAAACAAAAAGAATTAGACAAAGGTGCAATACCAGATATTCTTACAAAAGCTTTATCTGTTTCTTTCGATCGTAATGTAGGTCACGACTATATCGAAGATTCCACTAATCGTTTTGACTTCTATCATCGTGTAGAAGATAAAATGCCTTTTGATATTAGTTTGTTTAACACTGTTACTAATGGTGGTATTAGTAAAAAAACTCTTAACATTATTCTTGCTGGAACTGGAGTTGGTAAATCATTAGCAATGTGTCATTTTGCAGCTGCTGCCTTAGAACAAGGTAGAAATGTTTTATATATTACTTTAGAAATGGCCGAAGAAAAAATCGCTGAACGTATCGATGCTAACCTTATGGATACAGACATTACAAACTTAAATACATTATCTAAAACACAATTTGATAATAAAATTCAAAATATTAAAAATAAAACGCAAGGTAGACTTGTTGTAAAAGAATATCCAACTGCATCTGCACATAGTGGTCATTTTCGTGCATTACTTAATGAACTAGAACTTAAAAAAGATTTCAAACCAGATGTCGTGTATATTGATTACCTAAATATATGTGCGTCTTCTCGTATCAAAGGTTTAGGTGGTTCAGTAAATACTTATCACATGGTAAAAGCAATTGCTGAAGAAGTTCGTGGTCTTGCAATTGAGTTTAATGTTCCTATTTGGTCTGCAACTCAAGTTACTCGTGGTGGATTTAATTCTTCTGATGTAGAACTAACTGATACTTCAGAGTCGTTTGGTTTGCCTGCAACTGCTGACTTAATGTTAGCTATGATTTCAACGGAACAACTTGAAGGTATGAATCAGGTAATGTTTAAACAATTAAAGAATCGTTACAACGATCCAACTAAGAATAAAAGATTTGTAGTCGGTATTGATCGTCCTAAAATGAGACTATACGAACTCGATGATAGTGCTCAAGATGATATAATACCAGACGTACATGAATACACAATAGGTGAATCTACTAAACAAGATTTTAGTTCATTTACTGTATAAGGAGAAATAATGTTTATAGAATGTTATAGAATCCCAATAAATGATTGGGGAAATGTTGATGCAAAAATTAGAGTGCCAGAGAATAAAATTCTTATTCCTCTGAATAGAATTGATTATGTGCAATCAGCTCCTCAAATGCCAAATAGAGCAGAGATTCTTTTATCAACTGATAAGAGAGTTCATGTACTTGGAAGTTATGAAGATATTCTTGCTCGAATAGAAAACTTGGGAGAAACAACACATATAATGAATAGATTAGAAGATTAGGAGTATATTATGAATTATGATAAAGTATTCTTTTGGGCATCTTTAGTATCTATCGTAATTTCTATTGCGATTTGGTGTGAAGTATGGCCTGGAGTAGAGCCAGGTTTATCAAAGATAACAGGTATCTTTGTTGGCTTATGGGCACCGACCCTAATGGTTTTATCTAATAGGTGTAAAGCTAACTGTAATGGTTAGATTACGCTAGTTCCGAGGCGGTCGCGTGTCAAGTTACACGGTTCGTGAGGAACGCTACCCGCGGTAGGGGTCCGCGTGACAAACCCCTATTAATTTATGAAAAAAATATGGAACTGGTTAGAAGAACATGCTATTACATTTTGTATTAGCTTAATAGTTGTATTAATAATATGGATAGAGTGTTTTGTTAAGATGTAATCACAATATAGAATGGAATAATGTATCAGATATAGTAGACTTTTATGGTACATGGTTAAAAAAAGATATAGATTTAATAAAAGAAAAAGTAAATGAAGTAGATAGTTTATCAGAACAAATGAAAATATTTGATAAATATTTTAAACCTGTCGTCTATCTAAAATATGGAAACCCTAAATGGTCAATGTACGGATATGACAAACACTAATAAAAAGAAAGTAGTCTTTCATGGAATGAAAGGTGAACAAATTGAAGTTGATTTAAGTGAACACGACGCAGTAAAACATCACAATCACACTATAAATATAGAATCCGGTGCGTGGAATCAAAGAAACTTTTCTAATGATCCAACAAAAGTTTATAATGGCATGGAAATTAAACAAGATCATGGAGAACCTTTATTCCCTTGGTTACATGATATATTTAAAAAAAGGAAAAAGAAATGAAAGATAATACATTTAAATGGGTGTCAAAGTTTTTTATTACATTAGGTGTAATATATTGGGTATGTTTAGTTACGGCAGCTTTAACAGGCTGTAAAACAACTAAAGATTGTTCAAGTTGTAGCAATTGTGATACTTGTTATATTAATCCACTTGAAACTACTATATCTTTAGACCCAATGGATAGAAGCCAATGGCATGAAAGAGAAGAATTTTTAAGACACTTCGAATAATTATCCACCAGCTAAAACATTTGGTGAACCTTCTGCAACAGAAGTATTAGGTCCTGCACTTGTTCTTATTTTATCTCCGATTCTACCGATACCTTTACCATTAACAAAAACTGTTCTAGATCCTACAGCTATTTCATCCCCGGGATGAAAAGTGCAGTTAGGGTGCAATGGGGTTCCAGCTGGAGTATACAGATGTGGCAAACCTAAATGCGGTGTATTAGTATGACCTTGACAAGATACTTTTATACCGTTAACAAAGACATTATTTGAACCTTGCCTTCTACGTGGAATTTCTTTACATTCCATCATTTCTTTATCTCCAACTCTACATACTCCTGGCATAACTATATTTATAATACTGGTGAGAAGTTATGTAAATTTATTGATGTTATCGTTTTTGCTTGTTGGTATGTATCTGTGGCTGTAGTATTATAACTTATTCTACCAAAAGTAGGAGAGTTAGTCCATAGGTGTGGAGACTGGCCAATTGGGGTCATTCCGTATGAACCGGGAAAACGACTTTTTGTTTCATTTAATGGCCATGGGCTATCACTTATTAGATTTTTAATTAGTGCCATGTCTCTACGTAGTTCATTTATTGCCATTGTTGCTCCACCATTATCATAATGTTTAGCTTGGAAATTTGCAAAAATTAGATAACTATCACCAATAGGCTCTGTGTTAATAGAACCATTTATTTTTCTTCTTGCCCTCCAATAAGGGTCACCACCAATTCGTTCATACAATTCTTCGTAATCATAATAGTCAGAACTATATCCAGATGGATCCTCCCTGACTTCTTCTAAAGTTGGATAATTATTTGCAGCTACATTCATTTCAACGGTATATGCCGGCGAATTTTGTTTATGCAGTACATATTCATCTCCATTAGCATCTACTTTTAATATATTCCAATATGCGTTTCTAGTGTATCTGTCTATTCTATCCTCAAGCGTAAGGCCAGTTCCCGCGTAAGGTGAACTGGTTATATCAGGATCAATTAATAATTCTAATTTATATTTTTCGCCGAATTCATCCATAGGAGTTTCAAATAAAGTTCCGTTAATGCGATCATATTTAGAGTTAATGCCAGTACGACTTTTAATACCATCAACATCATCACCCGATTCAGCCGCAGAAGGTTCATCTATGTTAACATATGCTCTAAGCTCTCTTCCTATACCTTGCGCTACGGTATTAAATACCGGTTTATTATATTGCACTAATTCTATTTCATTAGTTACTATTCCGAGTTCACTAATTCTTTCTATTTGATATGCAACTTGATATGGCACAATTCTTGAAGGAGTATTGTCTACCGTAATATCAAATACTGTATTTGCTGTAGGTGGAAGAGGCCAACCATATCCTTTATAATCTTTAATTAATTCTTTACCGCTATATCTTTTTAAATTAAAACCTGCATAATATGTAGGTGAATCTTCAGAATCATACTCAGTTTTTAATTCAGTTCCGCTTTGATCAGACCATTTAGCAGTAAGTATTGTTGCATTTGGAGAATCAGCCGTGTATAAAGCAGGCGCATCAGGAATACCAGTTACTTGAGTGGTATAATTAACTCCATAAAAAGTAGGTATATAATATGGCGGAGCTTCCATTTGTTGATCTGTATGATCGAATATTGCTTCAGCTCGTCTTCTTGCTTGCGACCAGCTTGTGTCCCATAATTCAGAAAAGATCGGCGCTTTTTCTATTGTGCCAACTTGTGGAGCTATTTTATTAGAAGTTAACCAGCTTGTTGTAAGTGTGGCAGCAACTATATCACGATCAGGGTTTTCATAACCCTGAAAGAAGCGATAGTTTTCTTGGTTATAATCTGAAAAATTCTGCTGATCAAATAACAGTCCTGAAGAGGACTTTACATAAGTTTCTACAGGCCAACTACCTAATGGATCTTCTTCATCGATAATATAATCTACTTCCCAATTTGCAACATCACTAGGCATACCGGTTTGAGTGTAAACAGTATCGCCGCTAACAGGTTTTAATTTCTCTTGGCCTGTAAAATAATCAAGATAACCAAATTCGCTGACTTTAATTTTACTAAATACAATAGAATAGTTTCTAAATCTAGACTGAAATAGGAATGTATTGACTCCCTGTGATCGTGCCAGAGTCGGCGCGACATGATCTACAGGCCTAGTATCATAAAATAAATTTCTCATGACAAAAGCAATAGACGGGACTGTATTTTCTAGTACAACAACACTGTCTTCATTCCTGTAATTGGCTCTAGCTTCGAAAGCTATATCTGACGCGTGCTCTTCAGGATGATAGTAATCTCCACTTGTATAAAAATATCCTGTTTTCTTTAGTACTGAACGTGAAAATCCATCATCAAATAGCTTAGGATAGCCATCACTACCTAAAGACGTGTAAGCTAAAGATGTGCTAAAGTACATAACAGGTCTAAAATTATAAGGGAACGAAGACCAATTTACAGGTATCCAATGATGATGTTTAAATCTTTTATCTACAGTTCCATAATGTAAATTTGTACATCTATCATTTGAACCATTTCCATCATGCGCTTTAATATATTCATCTCTTGCTTCAATACTGTTCATAAGAATATCATTTGGAAACTCTTCGAATATTTGTTTTTCCTCTGGTGGATTATATTGACTACTAGTGGGTGCACTATAATAATAGCCTGTTCTGAAACTAGTAAATCCATCCTCTTCTTCCTCAGGATGTTTTGTTCTCATTGCAACTTTTGATTTATTCCCTGCGCCTCTTGCATCAACTAGCATCCATGTAGTATTAAGTCTAGGATCTGTAAATCCGGTTGTTGTCATCCTTATAGATTTAGGATCTATCATTGAATCTATTTCATCTCTTCTATATTTTTCATCGACGTATATTTGAAATATTTTATTTCCTTGTTTATATAATTCAGTTCCGTTATGGGTATTATTATAACTATAACTGCCGTTCCAAGTTCCGCCATCACTGATTGCATATTGAAAATTATCTTTTTTTATTTCAAAATCAGCGTGAACTGCGTTTTGTATTATTAACTTGCCTCCGGCATCTCCACTTTTAGAAATTTTAAAGTGATTATCTTGGCTATAAAATACAGGTGAGTTAACACCATAAAAAAGTGGATTACTTTGAAGTGGATTAGGATATGGTCCCCATTGATAGAAAGTAGAATTATTTAAATTCCATGCTTCTATAGGTGAATTACTATTGATAAATCCTTCAGCTGCTATAGTTATAATCTCAGGACTTTGTCGATTTATAATATCCGTATCTGCAATAACAACTTGGAATGTTGTATTACCTGGATCAAGGCTTGGATCTTGTGTTGCTCTTATTGCAGGATGTTCATTTTTGTGATGAGCTGGGGAATCTACTCTGTCATGAGTATCATTATATAACGATAAAACATCTGTAGATCTAAATCCTGGCGCAGCATTACTGATAAATTCTGTTATTTGTTCTACTGTGTCAAACTGTCTATATTTGTAGTGGATATCAGGAAAAGACCTAACAGTATATTCACCACTTAAACTAACAATAGGCAACCCTACTGTATAATCGTTATTTGCATATAATATAACATTTTCATTATAGCTATGTTCACTTGGATCTCGTAGACCCGTACCGCCGGTAGGATCAGACACTGGAACAACTCCAATTGCTGTTCTAGTAACTCCTGGTGAAGAATGAGTATCATTCCAAAAAAGATTATTATTAAATACTGTATATGCATCTGATGGACTAAGATTTTCTATATATCTAGGACTATCTGGTATTTCAAAAGTTCCATCATTTATAAGCTGAAAATCAATCTCATTACACTCAAATCCTTGACTACTATCTAAACTAAATGTAAATATCTCATTACCTTCAACTATATTATTATCTTTATTTACTCTAAATTCAAAAGAATCAGATCCAGCCCCTGGACTTCCATCTATTTTAAAACTGCCTTGAAGACGTCTAGGTGTCTTTTGAATTAGATCATTTTGTAAAATAATACCAGGATTAGGACAATTTGCTCCTGTAGTATTAACAAAAGAAGCGTTTGAAAAATCTAATGCCGGTGAATTTTTGTTATAATAGAAAAATGGAGAATCTACCGGAGTATTATTTCCTGTACTAGTAATGTTTTCTTCTTCAAAATCACTTTGATTAAATAATTCCAATGTACCATTAGTCCAATTGTCATTAGGATTTTCATCTACATGATATAAATCCATGAAATCAGGAAAGAATCCAACCACATTACCATCTTTTTCCATTGTACCATTATCTAATGTTAAACCAAGTTCTTGTCCTTCTTCTGGGATAAAAAATCCTGTAGGTGGAGTTAGTCTATCCCATGTAGTAGGATCTTGAAAAGATGGAGGAAGTGTAACTACTGCTTTAGGGTCGTATGTATACCACCCTGGCAACATGTGAAATACAGAAAAGTTTCTTTGATAACTTGGATTAAACGAGCGATTACCAAATCCTCTAGGATCTATATTATAATTTTCAAATAAAGTAGTTCTAGCGTGTACTTCTTCATTAAATACTTCACTTAGTTCTTCAAATGGCATAATATAACCAAATTGTGTTCCGTATCTTTGCTCTGTTCTTGGCCAGGATTTATATCTTTCTTTCCCTTCATCATCGGTTTGTGCATTTGGTAAAAACGATCCATAGATTTCGTGAAGACTATCGGTTTCGTTACTTGTTGAATGATTAGGTCCTAATACTTCTCCACCAAAATACGCGAATCGGCCGACTGCAATTGCAACGTCTAAAGTTTCTACTTGTGGTATTACCTCACTATATTCATATAAGTACATTCCAATATGAGGATATATGTCATGTCTACCTGGTGCGAATCTCTCTTCTTGAACATAAAAATATTCTTCTCCTAAACGTGGAATTTTTTTTATAATATTACCTGCGGTATCTTCCATTTGTACACCGTATGTAGTTGCTATGTCACTTTCTAGAGGGACTTCTAACTCAATATAATTTTGTCCGTTTGCATCTATAGCAATATCTAATACTGTATAAATGTTTGTAAACTGATCAAGCTGCATAAACTCCCACGTTTTTACGGTTTTTCTTGGTTCAACATCCGAAGGAACCCACCAATTTCTTCCTCCTCCACCACCAGTTCCTACGGCCAATGGAGTAGGCCGATAAGGATCTCCTTTCCTAAATACAGGCCCCTTATATAAAGCGGTTAAATTTGCTGTTGGCGTTAATCTTTCATCAGCTAAGTTTGGTTCGTTAAATCCTCCTTGAGATGTAGTTCTAACAAACCATTTATATCTAAAGTCTTTTCTTGGAACTATGGAACCTTCCCTAAGCTGAAACCCGCGGCCTGCAAGGTAGTCAGCCGTTGCTCTATCATATTTGGCATTGTTTGGAAAGTATTCTCTAACATCAATGTCTAGTTTAGTATCACCTGCCTTGTAATAAAATTTAACTTGACTTCCAACTTTTAAATTTTTAATATTATCAGGAATTTCTCCTAATTCTCCAAAATGCAATCTAGCTCTTCTTTTACCTCTTAACCCTGCAGATGTTGCCATTCCTGATGTTGCAGTTCCTTCTCTATAATCAAGTTGTTTCTCGCTTGCTTGTTTGTGTGTCTCTGTTATAGGTAAATTTTCCCACCTAGAAATTTGACGGCCACTATATGGGTTTGATGTTTTTCTAGTATCACTCGGACTATTAAATCCTCCGATTCTAATAACATTTTTCCTTGGTCTTGCAATAATTTTATAAGAAGAAGTAGCAAAAGGTGCTAATGTGCCGGTTGGTGCACTTCCATCTTTATTTAAAAATTTAACGTATTGGCCAACTGAAAGTTTATCTAGTAAACTTGGGCTTTGCGTATTATAATATTGATAATAATTTTGGCTAGATTCGGACAAGAATGAACCAGTTGTTTCTCCTAACGATATATCAATATAAGGAGGTACAGATCTAAATGCATCTCCTTGAAATGCAACAGCCCCTGATACATTCCTTCCTGGATCCTCTTTTAATTTTTTAAGTGTTAAACCACTATATCCATATGTGTTTCTATATATTGTAAATTTATTTGGGCTTGAACCTCTATCAAAAGAAGCATTATTTGGAGATGCAAATGGACCGCCAAAACTAGGATGGCCTTCTCTAGGTGAATTTTGTCTTAGTAACCATTTAGCAAAGTTTATAGTTCCGTTACTACCATCTTCAGTTACTGTTGTATTAAAGTCTAATTTAGCATACTTAATTGGAGAATCAGAAACTAAAATATATTCACCATTAGCATTTCTAATAGTATTTTCTGGAGAAGTATTAACACCAAAACCTCTAAGTGTTATTGACGATAAACCGACTCGTGGTGAATAATTTAATCCATAAATATCTTCATTTGTGGCCGAAACAGTTGCAAATCTAGGAGGATCCTCTGCACTTCTTGCATCAATATTAAATACAACGTTTGTCCCGGCCTGAACACCTGTGGTATTTAAATTAACTTTAAATGTATTTACACCATCACTAGGATTTTCATAAACCTTAACAACATTTATTGGCTTTTTTTGTTCATATACTTTAATACCATCTTCAGGAACACCTGGACCATCACATATATTTCTAAACCTAGTTATTCGATCTACTGCGGCTACTACATATTTAGGATCATCGTAAATAGTTTGCTCACCAGTTTCGCCTATAATAGTTGGAAGTATTTGGAAAGATTCTTGAGGAGCTTCTTTTACATATCTTTCCATTAATTCTATAACTTGTAAAGAAGGTGTCGCAACAGTAAATACTCTAGTATCATCAGCCTGCGGAAATCCTTCAAAGCCTCTATAATAATCTCCATTTAATGTTTGTAAACCAACTGAGTATATTTCTTGATTATTTTTTAAAGAAACTTGTAGAGCATAATCTCTTTCAAAACCATAATGTGTTGTTTGGGTTCTATTTCCTAATTGTAAAGTGCCTCCAAAACGCGGTGTATAAAATGTATTAAATGTTCTATAGTTATATGTAGGTTCAAAAGTTGAATTTCTAATATCAACATCTGAGTTATATCCTTTTATTTCGTCTTGATAGTATTCATTATATGGCCATTCATTATCTCTAATAGTCCATCTACCAACATCATGAATAATATAACTGTATATTAAATCAACATCGCCGACATATCCTAAGTTATTTAGTTTAATAACATCTTCTTGGTTAAGATTATATTTTAATCCCTCTTCTTCAAGAACAGCTATGCCGTCTTTTGACATTTCCCATACTACTCTATCAGGTGATACAAATTGACTAGTTATAGTATTATTACTATCTTGATAAATTCTAACTTTAGATCTAAACATTAAAGGATCGTGATAGTTACATAATGTATTTCGATAGTTATTAAAAGATCTATAGATACTTTCTGATCTATTTAAATTTGTATTTCTTACGTTCTGTTTTGTAATAAGATCTTCTCTGCCGGAAACGCCCTTAATTTTATATTCTTGAGGTTCAAGATTTTTTGTGTATACATTAATTACCCATCTAGGATAACGATCTTCTTGAAGAGATTCACTTTCTAACTCAATTTGCCATATTTCGGACATCGCGGTCTGATATAAATCTGTTTCACTAATATATTGTAAATATTCTGCATCTGTGGCTGATGGTCCTATAAATGACACTAGCTCGTCTTTAGTAGGTATCCCCCTGAATACAGTTTCGCTTATACGTTGATAAACTCTAGATCCAGATTGAAATTGAACCCCTTTATAATTTATTGATAATAGCGGAAGTTGAAGATTTTCTGGATCTCCATCCTCTGAGTATAAACTTCTAATATCATTAGGGGCTCCAGCAGTTGCCTGTATAGGTAAAACTATTTTTCCCTCATATTTTTTAAGATGTAAACCTGAAGGAGGAAGTTTATTTCCACAAATTAAATTTAATATATTTTGTGCGTGAGACTGATTATGTCCATGTCCACTAACTGTTCCGTCTGCAAGATTACGAAATTGTAAATCTGGATGTACTACAAAACCACCATTATAATAACTAGGAACTCCTTTTGGAACATTTAATAAACCCCAAATAAAATAATCTTTACCGCCCGCGGGCGCAAAAGCTGAGTCAGATTCCGGGCCCGAATATGATGATATAAAATTATCATAATCATTAGCTATATCTATTATTAACTCAGGATACCATTGATTTCTAGATAAATTTTCTATTGGTCCTATATCAACTTTAAAAGGAAAATCTTCAGTATTACCTTCGGCTTTTACAGGATATTTTAAATGCCAGAGTGGATCTCTGTATCCATTTTCAACAAAGTCTAATAACCAATTCCAAAATAATCCATCTTGCTGGAATTTATTATTGAAAATTGAACCACTAACTCTTGGCATTAAATCTTTATGGACATTATCTGCTAATGCAAAAGTTCCAAAGTTAGATAATTTTATTTGACTAAGTACTTCTTCTTGTGCAATGAGTGGTTTTACTATTTCAGTATTATTAGTTGTATTAATATATCTATTATTATTTGATTTAATATACCTTCCATTTACGTTTTTAGTAAGTTGATTACTACCTACAGACAATCTACCAGAAGATAACGTATGATAATTTACGTTTATTTCTTGTGGTGGTGTTGATTCTATTAATCTAGGAAAATGGTTAATCGTGGTTGACTTACCAATTTGTTCAAATCCACTCAGATATAGCTGACGTATATCTGTCTCACTTTGGTGATCTCTAATTATAGTATTATCAAATCCTGCGTTACTAGGTAAACCAGCAGATTTACTTTGCCAATTGATAAGTGCAGGATTTTGTAGATACGCGGATGTATAAGCATCCCCTCTACCATATAAACCTGGAGAACCTTGGCGGCCATTTTGACCGTATGGTAAATGTGCTCCACCAAATATAGTACTACCTGAAGCTCCTCTGTTATCTCTCCATAACCATTCCCATTCTTGTAATCCCCCGCCTTGAGTATCCTTAGCAAGTACAACTTGATAACCACTATTAGGACTATTATTATATGCATTTGGACTACTATTATCTTTATTATCGTATCTGTAATAAGTTCCATTTCTTTTTGGAGATGAATGTCCTGTTACAGTAAATGCTGCTATGTCTTGACCTGGCGATGAACTAAGTACAAATGTTTCAGGCTGGCTATCATCTTTAATAGTAAAAATAGTAAATGCTTTTTGATCTCCTGTAATTTGTACGCGTACTTGTTCATTTCCTTCACGTTTTTTATCGGGATTTATAGTTAAAACAATACTATCTTGTAATCTTCCATCCATTACAAATTTTCCCTTTAAGGAACTTAATCCAATAAAATCATCTATGTCTATATTATCTGTTAATCTATCACCTACTATTTCGTATTCAAATTCTTGTCCGCGCTCTACTGCATAAGTTGTACAAGTTATAGTAATAGTATTATCTGGTGGGGTTTCACTTACAAAAGCTCTATCTTTACTTAATGCTAATCTAAAAGTAGATTCTCTAAGTATACCTCTCCAATCACCTACTGTTTTTCCATCTTGAATTAATTTAAATTCTTTTACAGTAGCTGGTATAGAACCACCTAAATGGTTTCCAGGTGCTGGATTTAATCCTCCACCTAATAAAATGCGATTTCTAGGTATGACTAAACTTTTATGATCAAATTTTACTATTGCATTATCATTTCTTTTATAGTTATATTGTTTTACATGATTTTCATTATTAATTAAAGTTTCTCTTCTAGCTCTATAACTATCTAAATCACCAGATGTACCTAGATAAAAATAACCTGACATAGAATCAACAACTGCTTTTGTAGTTTTATCTCGTGCTTCTACAATTGAATAAAAGTAATATTCATTAAATGCTTGGTGTTGGGCGATATTAGAAAAAGTATCCAGACTAAATTGATGTCCTATTGGTATAATACCTGTTTTTATATTTAAATCATACTTATATGCAACATCAACATTTCCATATTCATCTTCAGTAAAGATATGAGTACCATTATTCCAATCATTAACTAAGTTAAGTGTAATTGATGCTGTTTTTCCTACATCGCCTGTTGTTTGATAATTATAACTACTTTCGACAAATGGAAATCCCATACCATCTGTTTTATAATTATTTTTTCCACCACCAGGAGAACCGTTCATTATAGGAGAGTTACCACCATGCGCACGACCTAAAAAGTCTTTTCCTGCGGCTGTTCTTCGTGTACCAATATTATACATTCCATTTTTAATATTTACTTGGAATGTTCCGTGACTCTCAAAGTCAAATTTACCAGTACTAAAATTCCAAGTAGATTCTCGGTGCATAATGTTATTTCTTACTTTACCAAAATGCATATTAAAGTGTGGAGGATTACCAAATGGATACACATTAACCGGTGCTCTATTTTCCCTGTCAGGCGCTGCACTTGCATCTAAGTCAGCTGTTATATCTCCTGCTTCTAAACAACCCATCCATCCTTCTTGGTGTCTATTACCGATATTTCGATCTATAGTATTTCTTACTTCAGCAATATAAAACTTAAATCCATTCATTGTTCCGCCGGTAATTCTTACTTGCTGCCCGACCCAAAATGCACAGTTGTTTCCATTTGCAGCTGTCGGAGTAAATGAAATAGCTGTTACTTTTTTACTAGATGAGTCAACAGTAATACTAAATGTTCCTGCATACATATTATTAGTTTCGTCCGATGCGCTGCTACTATACCATGAATGACCTTGTACTCCGGTTGATGTTGGTAAAGTATCTACATCAAACGTAGATATATTATTTGTAGTAGAGTGACTAGCATTTAATTCTCCTATTGCATCCCATGAAAATGTTTTTGGAACACCTAATTCTATAGTTGCAGGAGGTGCTCCATATACTGGTCTTGGGAAGTTGTTAGGTAAAGTACCTGGTGAGTTTGCTGCTCCTAATGGACTATTAGATGGAAAACTTCTATATCCTCTACATTTATAAACATTTGTATAGTTTGCATTATGACGACTATCATTATTATGATATGGATTATGTTCTGCATTTTTAGGTGATTGTGTAGAAGTACCCTTTAAACTATAATCTCGCATATAGAAAAATGGAGAATCGTATACGATACGAATATCTTCTGTTGCAGTTGCAGGATACGAACCGTATGGAGATTGTGTGTTACTACTTGCACCTCCAGATTTTGGTTGTTGTATTTGTTTTAATGTTCTATCATGTTGTGCTCCTGATTTATCAGTCGTTAAGTCATATTTTTTATACCAGGCTGGAGCGATTGTTCCATCTGTTCCTGCACGTGTTTCTTCATTTTTATATCTAAAATAGTATCCGTTATATCTTGAAGAAAACGGTAAACATTTTGTTGGATCATTACGATGACCTCTATCAAAGTTTCTAAATGGACTATCAAATGCCGCTCCAACGTCTGAAGGAGATCCGTTTACTAAATTTTGTTTTCTATCACCAGCACCTTTAACTTCTATAACAGAAGGAACAAGATGTGTAACAACAGTATCTAAATTAGGTGAGTTAAGTGGTACTCCGTTCGGGCAATTGTGCCTTTTATTATACTGATTAAAATTACCAAAGTATGGAGAACCAAATTTAGGATCATCAGGATTGTTATTTCCCCATTCACGAGTTGGATTTCTTCTACTTACAAATTGTGCACCACCACTTTTTTGTGTACTTCCAGGATCTAATGTAAACTCAAATTCTGTTGCTGTAAATGTGTCACCAGCATTTGGATTATTTACAATTAGTTCACCACTAAATCGTGGATTGGTATCTTTTTTAAATGGATTTGTAGATAAAAAAGTAGATGCAGAAGTTATATCGACAGGTGCGTATCCATATTTAAAGGCAGGTGCACCATCAGCATAACTTTGTAAAAGGGATTGTATAAAATCCCCGCCATATGAACTAGCATAATGACTAGTACCGACTAACGGATGTGTAGAATAATCATAAGTTGCAATGTTTCCTGTGCCCCCGGTATTTACAAATTCGTCACTAAGACCTAAATTTTCATAACGATCATATTGTTCGAGACCTTCCGGGCCGTTAGTACCTATTATGAAAAGTTCTTTTGGGTATCTGCAATACATATTTTGTGTAAATAATGCAGTTCTAGGAGAATCAGCTACTGGAAAATAAGTTTCGGCAATATCTGATAGCGGAGTAGAATCAAATGGTGAGTCAAATAAATCTGGACTATTTGAAATAGCAGTAAATACAGTATTATCTGTAAATCCGCTAAAAGGAACTGGCACATCAATATAATCATATCCTACAGGATCAGCTATTATGTCAGATGTAACATAAGACGGAACTCGTTTTGCTCGATCAAAATTTGTTGCTTCATTTTTAATACTTTGTCTTAAAATCAAATCACTATTATTTCCAGACACGTCTTCCATAACAGCTAATGCGCGTATAGGTTTTTCTATTTCTGATTGAACTAAAGGAGGAATATAAGTAATAACGTCGCCTTGTATATCATTACGCTCAACAAAAAATCCTTTAGGAATTGATTTATAACCGCTAGCCGGTGCACCATTTGGACCGATAGTATAAGTTTCTCCTGAAAATGATGTTGTTCCAAGAGGTGGTTTTGTTGCTGTATAAAATATTTCACCCGCAAAAATAGGATTATTAGGATTATATGTTGTATTTGTATCAGTAGCAGTTTGTTCAGTAATTTGTATAGAACCAGGTTTATCAGCAATAAATGCTCTGTTTCTTCCGTTATAAACAACCCAAGTTGCTTCATCTGGAAATACATTAGCTACTGAAGAAAATCCTGCGTCTGATTCTTCGGGCGTTTCTTGTCTAAATAATATAATCCAATCAGATAATTCGTCTGCTATTTGAGTTTTAAGTTCATTAAGTTGTTCGCGTTCGGTTGCAGCTATTTGTTCGAAATAACTAGCTTCATCAGCACCGATATAACCACCAGCAGCCGAGACCCTACTTGCGTAGTTATTAAATGCTTGGTATTCCGCACTGTTATAAATACTCGGAAAAGAAAGATTTCCAGCTATATCCCAATTATTATTATATTCATTCTCAGAAATAGATTTAGCATAAGCAAGATAATCTTTATAGTTTTGATCTGCTATTGCGGCATATTTTACTCCTGGGTTATATGCTCTAACGTCTCTGTTTCCAAACCCATAAAAATAAGCCTCGCCGCGGTAGTGACTATAGTAAGGGTACGAACTACTATTTACATTCCTTGCTAATTGTTTATATACTGAGTTAGTAGGCTTCCATTGAAGTTGCCAAACTGGATTATTTGAATATACTAATTTAGTTCCGTCGTGATATATAGACGGTGCATAAATTAATCGATATTTTTCACCTAGTGTTGTATTAGTTTGTTTTTCATATAGATAACTATATTTTTTCTGATATACACCGGTCGCATCAACATATGATTCATCATTTGGTCTCCAATTAATGTATCCATCGTTATCAGCTGCCCATCGGGTATGGCTTTGACTTGACGGAAAAACATCTATTTGGTATCCTGTAATTATTTCAGCCATAAACACTATTTATATGTTTTTTTGATGTACATTACTGGTGAATTATGGTATATTATAAATATGAAAAAATTAATAATAATTATCCTAGGTCTATTGATTGGATTTGTTTGTTTTGTCCAAGCAGATTATGAAAAAATAATAGTAGCTACAACACTAATTTTAGAAGCTGGTGGAGAATATGACGAAGGTTCTCTTGAAGCAGTTTATGAAGTTATACACAATCGTTCAATAAAAAGAAATCAAACATACAAAGAAGTATGTTTACGATATAAACAATTTTCTTGTTGGAACAATATTCATACACCATTTCGCGTAAAAGAAATAGATAAGAATATTAAAAAAGCAAAGAGTCACCCTAGATGGTCAGAAGCTTATAAGATAGCTAGTAATACGTGTAATACTAATTATACTAAAGGCGCTGACCACTATCACGCAGACTATGTCGATCCATATTGGAGAAAATCTTTAACAAAAACTGTTAAGATTGGCCTACATATCTTTTATAAATAACAATAGTAATAACCTTAATTAAGGAGAAAATAATGGTTACATTAATTGTAAGTTTTCTTTTAGGTGTAATTACAGGTGCATTAGTTGCTCGTAATAATATCAAAAAGCTAAACAAAATCGTGGCTGAAGCTGAAGAAGCCGCAGCAGCAATCGATTCCAAGATTGAAGGTCTTCCTGCTAAATACAAGAAGATTCTTGGAAAAGACTAAATCGGCTGGGTGTCCGTTAACACCCCTTTTTTAATATGGTAGGATTAGTTACAATGTTAGTATCGACTCTTGGTGCCACAGGTATGGGGTCAATTTTAAAAATAGCTGGTGGATTAGTACAATCTTTTAATGATGCCAGAGAAAAAAAAGCTGAAAGAGAATTAGCTAGAGACCTTGCTATATCAGGTCAAGCAATTGATTTTCAGAAAGCTACATTTGGAGAAACAGATGCATCAACTGCAAAATTTACTAGGGCTACTCGCCGTTTCATCGCTCTTATGGGGATGTTCAACTTTTTCGTCATCTCCGTCCTCTGCACAATCTGGCCAGACGTTGAGCTTATCACTTTTACCCCACCTGAACAAAAAGACACATACAAATTCTTGTTCGGTTTGTTCACAATCCCAATCGGAGAGCAAAGTCCAACGACCGCAATCACAACGGGTCACATCACTCTCGTCTCGATCACCACTTTGGGAGCTATCATCGGCTTTTACTTCACCCCAGGAGGAAAAAAATAAATGACTGGTCATATACTAAAGTTTATGCAAGAAGTCGGTATTCCGATTACAGTTGCATTAGGAGTTGGTTGGTTTCTTTTTATTATTCTTAAATTTATATTAGCACAAGTAGAAGAACGTATTCGTGGTGTTGCCAAAGCAATCGGTGGTTTAGAAAACAAAGTAGAAATCATGAATAACGACATCGTAAAAATAGATACACTTATATCATGCGCATTTGAAACAGAACCAAACCTTACTCGTATCGCTGCGAGTGACGGTAAATCAGATGCGAGGGACAACTAATGGGTGGACACGACTTTGCACATTGGGCCGAGATTATCGGTCAAGTAGGATTTCCAGTAGTAGCACTATTATTCTGTGGATATTTTATATTCTACATATGGAAATGGGTAACTAAAACTATTGATCCGGCTCTTGATGAGTTAGGTAGTTCATTAGGTAAGTTAAAGAAAGATGTTGCTACATTAGACAACGATTTGATACGTCTCAACATAAAGATGAAAGTTCTAAGAGCAGAACGCGAAAAAATCAAATGTATACAAGGAGAATAGTATGTCAGACGAATTCTGGACAATAGAAGATTTTGGATTTACAGCGGTTAACGAAAATGAATTAGATGTAGCAAAAGCTGCAAGCACCGCATCATCAAGTGCCAAGGAGCAAGAAGAGAAATTGAAGAAACTCTATAACGCAATCAAGCCTCTCTTGGCTAATCTTAAACAAAACCCCGAAAAGGAGTATATATTGTGGCCAAACAGAATAGGAGTTATCGAGAAGTTCGAGGCTCATTTGGCCGATATTGTCTACAAATGATGTAAGTTGTTGATTACCAATCACTTACATAGGTGACGCATATTCTTGCGTCTTTTTTTATAAGCCATTGATTACCAACTACTTAGGTAGGCGCTTTTTTATGTACAAATCTGATATGTTATGGTATAATATATACATGATTGACACTGATAGAAAAGAAGGGACTGATATGGGATTACTTGAATTAGATAAAACGTATCATGAGGTTTTAAAAGAATATCATGATTCACCAAGCGGAAGTTTAAAAGAGTTTAAACTCAGTAAAAAGTTAGACGAGTTAGATAGTAAAATTTCTAAAGAAATAGCGGATACTGAATTTGATTGGGGGTCCGATTAATATGGGCTGGTATGATGATATAGAATGGGAATATAAAGGTTACAAATGTTTAATCGAGTTTGATGTCGAAGAAGATAATGTAAAAGCATTTCATTCTGTAACTACACCAAAAGGTGAAGAAGTTGGTTTATACCTTTCTCCTTATGACAGTAAAAAAGAAACAGTTGAAAACGAAGTTGACTACCATATTAAAAATGGAAAATTTAAGGAATATAAAAATGGTTAATTGGATAGGAACTAAGACAGTTGAAGAACCGCACGCAAACGAAAAGCTTAAAATGGCTGACAACATCGCTGAAGCTTTCGCAGTTTATAAAACCAAAATAGGAGAAGATTATGAAAATTGGACTCTTGGTTCGCGTGCTCTATTATCTGCTGATAATATAGAAAAGCGAATACGCGAGAACAGCGTAGTAGAATTTAAAAATGGCATTAGCCACAAGTGCGGTTCTAAATATATTAAAGTGACTAAAAATTTAGGTGATCAAACTTCAGTACACAGTTTCATCGTCAACACTTACGATGACAAAAAATTTAATTATGGTGATATTTTAAAAGCGGCAAGTTGGAAAGCACCAGCTAGAAACTTCTCGCGTGGAAATATCTTTGAAGAGTATAAAGTAAAATGGACAGGAGCAATATAATATGAAAGCATTGTTAGATAATTTAACATTATATAATACACCAAAAACAAGAGAAGAAGCAAATAATTTAATCGATGCTTTAACACAAGCACAATACAACTACAATCGAGAAGATTATGGTATGTCGGCAGAAGACTTGGCAATAGTATTCGGAAAAGAAAAAGGTGCTGAGTTAGAGAAGAATTATCAAGAGTCGTATGAACAAAATTACGGCATTCGTGAAAAAGCTTTTAAGGAAAAATTTAAAGGAAGACCCAATGGCAGATCCTAGTGAAAAAAGTTCTATCATAGAACAATTACTTACCGAAATAAATGGTGGTAAAAGTCGAAGGGCGTATATACACGCTAATAGGTGTGTAAGGTGTGATGGTGATGCTTCACATTTTTATAATGAAGTATCAAGAAGAGAATATGCGATAAGTGGATGGTGTCAACACTGTCAAGATGAAATGTTTAATGACACAAGAACAGAAGGTATGTAATGAATAAATTATTCAAAAATGTAGGATTATTTGCAATTAGTTTATTAATTGGAATATTTTTTATGAGGATTAAATAATGAATATACACGAAGATGCTGTAAAGCAAAGAGAACTTCAAGAAGAAAGACGAAGACAACTAGTTAAAAAAAAGCCACATATAGAGTACTATGATAAACTATATAACGCACAATTAGCTGTAGAAGCTGCAATAAGTGCGGTTGAGATGTATCAAAGTCACGAACAACATTTTTTAGGGCATCTTACTGCTGTAAAAGAAATGTTAGAGGCAAGGATAGAAAATGCCTAAATATTCAGAAAAGATAGATGCAATAGTTATGCGAGATACACGAAAACTCGTAAACGAGTGTATAAGTTTAGCGTGTGTACTCATAATGGTACCTGCGCATATAATTATATTATTTTTTAGAATTATGTTTCCGTGGTTGATTCCATTTATAACAAAGGAGGACACGTGAAAACGTGGATAAGAGAAAACGTAAGAAGAATACAAGATGGCATGATTGGTTTGTTTAGTGGATTTATAGTAACAAATCAAGATGTAGGTTTCGCAATGACCATGATTATAGCTGCAGCTTTTTTAGCAGTTATTGCTTGGGTAATAGGAATAAAATAAATGTATTTTAAGATGTACATTCCACTAGAAATATGGAATAATGGTATAACAATTAAAGAGGTGAGAATATGGCGATAGTAGGTCCGAAATGGAAAGATTATGATGATTACAATGATTCAGAGTTAGGCGGAATGGGTCCGGCTAGTTACGATATCGAAGATGAGTTTGGTCTGATGACTAATGGTAACGCAGATCAGAATTTGAATACGGAAACAGATGAGTGGGGTTATTAATGGCGAAGAAATTTAATCGTGATGGATCGTTCTTTGCCGGTGATGCGCAGCATACCGGCCAGGAACCAACTTGGGAAGACTACGATAGTTTATCTCAAGAAGAAAAAGATAAAAGATTACAAGATGCTTTATATTTTTACAGTTACTACTGTGATTTTGAAGATCTTAAAAAAGATTTTAAAACATATGCAACAAAGCATTATTCTGAAAAACAAGTCAAATATGTTTTAAAATGGTACAAAAGAGCTTCTAAGACTCTGCTTACTTCAGGAAAATTAGCACGTATGGTAAATCGTGGTTTACCTGAAAATGATGTTAACTTGAAGCACTTTAAAAATAACTTTGAAGAAGTGTTAAGAGCTTGTGAGATATGTGAAAGATATCAGAAAGTTGATGCAGAATTTCATGAAGCTGAAAAAGTAAAGAAAAAAGTTATATCACCTACAAAACGTTTAGAAGAAAAATGTGATTTAAAAGTCATTGTTTATTTAGAAGAAGTTATCGATGGAATAATTATGAGCATTGATTACTCAGATGTAAATATAACCGAGTTATTAGGTACAAATAATATACCAGCTAAAGGTTGTGAATATATTATGAAAGCAATACACAACGAATTAATGTTCTATAAAGAAATTAAATCAGGTAAGTGTGATCAACTCAATGAAGGATATAAATTTCTTGGTAAAAGAGATCTAAACAAAGTTATTAAGATACTAGGAGATTGGATTTGCGATACTGAAAAATATCGTCAGTCTATTAAAAAAACAGTTGTTCGCGTTAAGAAAGTAAAACCAGCCGGAACTCAAGTGAAAGATCTTAAGTTTGATAAAGACAATTCTAAGGTTGCATCATATAAGATTCCAGGAGCTGTTGAATGTATAATATTTAATTCTAAGTATCGTAAGTTACAAGTATATTATGCGATTGGTAGATCTGGTTTATCTGTAAAAGGAACAACAATAAAAGATTTTGATGACGTTAAAAGTTATCAAGTAACAGTAAGACAAAATTTAGTAGAGGATGTTTTAAGTAAAAACCCAAAACAACTCGAAAAGTTTTTTAGTCCTAAAATAAAAAGAACTAAAGTGAATGGAAGAGTAAACGAACATTGTAGAATCGTTTACACAAAATAGGAGACATCATGAAATTATTAATGTGGTTTACAGTAGGATTAAATTTGTTTAGTGCCGTACTAGGTTTTTTTGGCACAAATGAAAATTGGTCTGTAAATTTAATTACAGCGTGTGTAGTATATATTTTATTTAAAGAGGAAAATTAATGGCCGAAAAAATTGAGATACCCGTAACTTTCACACAAAAATCTTTAGCACATAAAGTATGTATGTTAGTTCATTCTGATGGTTTAAAATATTCAGAAGCACTATTAGAAGTATGTGAGCAATACGAGATTGATCCGCACGACATTGCAAAATTAGTAAAAGGTCCATTGAAAGCTAAGTTAGAAGCTGAAGCAATGAAATACAATAATATACCAAATACAAATGGAAATAGTTTATATTGAGATGTGATCCCTACATGGCTTGGTGTATCTGTAATTCAGTATCACACCATTTTAGAAATGATTATAATGCAGTAAAATATAATTATAAGATGCCTTGGTTCTCACCGAATAAATTTAAAGGTGATAGAATGCAATGGTGGTACCGAACTTTAGTTAAGAAGTATCCACAACAAGATCAAGTAATTAAGATGGCATATGTTAATTGTAATCATGGAAATTTTCATGTGAGTGAATATAGCGCTGGATTGTATGAAGAACTTGAGAAATGGTTACAATCACAAGGATATAACTTTGAGAGAGCACTAACAGAACAAAGAAAACGGTATATTAATGTTAGTAAAATAAAAGATTTTAGAAAGTATGAACACCATAGTGGTTATCCATATAAAGACTTTGACTTTCATTGTAAGCCTGAACATGATGTTTTAGCACCACCTTTTGCTAGTAGTAGAATTGATTTTAGAATAAGAGTAATAACTAATTTAATATGTGGATGGGCAGATCAATATGATAAGAGTGTTGATACAGAAACACTACATTGGCCAAATACATACAAAGCAATAAAAAGACATGAACCATTTTTGTCCCAGTGGATAAATATAAAGAAGATGAAAAAAATTGCATATAAAGTGTTTACAGACACTGTGTAATTTGATATAATATACACATACAAAACATACAA